TTTTTCTCCTTAAATTAAATATTTTTTTATAGGTGAGAAATAACGAAAACTATCAAGCCGACGCATAAGCTAACAAGGGCAGTTAATGCCCACGATATCATCCACGAGGGTCTGCCCTTTGTTAATTCATCGAGTTTGCAAAATATCTTTTCAAATACTTTATCAATTTTTATGTCCAAATTGTCCACCTTCTGAGTAATTTGAACCTCAAAAGCAGACTGCTGTTCTTTGAGATAGTTCAACTCTGTCCTCAATGTTGCGATTGAAGCTATGTTTGCCCCTTTTTCCCTCTCGACCACAATCGCCGCCGCTTGCGCAGCTTCAAAGACGGCTTTTGCTGTGGCCGTGGCCGTTTGCGCTACAATGGCAGCCGTGACCTGTTCCTGTGTTTCAACCATATCTGCCAACATCCTTTACCCAATTATTGCGGCCCACGTCTGCGGGCCTGCTTTACCGTCGACCTGCAGTCCGTGTGCCGTCTGATAAGCTCTGACGGAGGCCAATGTCTTATCACCGAACCTGCCGTCAATGTCTTCGCCGGTGAACCCGAGCCTCTTCTGCAGGAGTTTTACACATTCCTTTATATGTGTCGGGTCGTATACGAGAACATGATTGCCGAGGGCTTCCAGCGTGTGTTTTCCTGCCTTGCCGTCCTCCGAGAGTTTGTCCCCGCTATCGTCCCTCACACCTAAGGCGTTGAGCTCACGCTGCGCGTCGAGGACTGTCTGGTCAAACGGTATCGGTGCGGGTTTCGGGGCGGGCGCAGGCGCGGGCACGGGGGCCGGTGCGCCATACGTGTATTCAGGGATGATCATATCCGGGGTGAATTCGTCAAGGTCGACCGTCATGCCATCGATGCCGCCTTTCCACGAATATTGGAAACCACACCATGATTCTGTTTTGCTGTTTTCTCCCGGGGCTGTGTCACCGTACCGGGTGTCTGCGATATACAGCCTGAGAGCAGTAATGTCTGCAGTAAATGCGTTGATGATGCTGTCTGTGCAGGCGTACAGAACAACCTCCACGCCGGTCGCCGTCTTCAACTTAGCCGCGAAATCGAGAACCTGCGCGGTCACGGTCTCTGGGGTCATACCTACAATGATTTCCGGTTCTGCGTCGATCATCAATGGCATGCTGAGGGGTTGTCCTTTTATGGCCTCGAGGAAATTGGCCACCTGCGCGTCGATGGTTGACGTGGGGTAAACGTGGATTAGGTGGTATGCCCCGGTCTGAAGGCCGAGCGCCCGGCAGTTCGTGTTGTGTGTTAGAAATGCAGGGTCTTGGAATGTTGTGCCCTCTGTGGCCTTAATGTACACGGCTTTTTTGCCTGCGGCCACGATTGCGGGGTAACTGACGGTTTCATAGTGCGAGATGTCTATGCCGGGTAGATTTGCGGAATTTCTGCTTTGCATATTTTTTACCTCCTGAATTTTGATATAAAAATACCGCCCGATTGGGCGGTTATGATATTGTGACCTTGGTCTGTGTGTTTTGTCCTGAGACTGTGCTCAGGTAATCCTTGAGCATTGGTTTTCCAATTCGTCCGCCGCTGTCCACTGTGAATTGCGTATAGAACCCGCTGCGGCCGAAATGGTGTTCAACGGTGGTCACTGTTCCGACGGTTGAATAACTTCCGTCTGACTCCACCACTTCCGCGCTGTCGCCGATCATCAGGTGCGGGGTAAATATTCCGGCAAACGTCTCAACACGCCCCGTGAGCGGTATGGTATCCTCCAGCGTATCCGCATAGGCGTTCATCTGGTCTGTTGTCGTGCCCTCCGGCACGTTCACATAAAGTGTTTTATGCGCTGCAATCGGCCAGTATTTGTGCGGCGGCAAATCTCTAAAAACTGTGGCAACAGGATTTGCACACTGGATGCACACGCGGCTGTAGCTTTCCTGGTCGTCCTGACTTGCATCGCAGCTCCAGCAGGTGCTGTCGCGCTGAAATGTATAAGTGGAAGGGGCATCGAACCGGCCATCTGTTGACGGGCCGATGCCGACGGTTCCGTCTGCGTTCTCGGAGATCTTCCACCCGGGGATGAGCTGAACCACAGATTGTATCCCGTCAAGGACGGATGTGGCCGGGTCAAACGTCAGGTTCCAAGTTAGCGCCGTGTCCGCTACAAAGTAATTTTCGACGGCCGCCATCTCGAGAATTGCGAGCAGGTTGTCCCGTAGGTTTCCGCTTGTGAATGTGTTCTCGTCGTCAAAGGTCTGCTCTAAGAGAAGTTTACCGATGCTGTTTCTGCCTGTGATTGCTATGGCATATGCCTCGCGCTTGCCGCTCACCCGATCAGAATAAAATGTTCCGAGCGAAAGCTCGGGGCTGTCGCCCATGGTAAATACAAGACTCAGGATGGAGCCCGGCGTTACTGATGACCGGTATTTCCCCATCAATCCCGAGCCTACATTTTGAGCATTTACGCTGATCTGCGATACCGGCGAATCCTTGGTGTATTGGACGCTCCCATCGAGTTGCTCGGCTGAAATGTCAATGGGGAGCATGTACATGACAAACCTGTGCGAATTCTCCGCGCTCCAGAAACCATAAGCTCCGCAGTGGGGGACTTTTTTCAAGTTCGGGTCGGCCACCCCTGAGTCGGCACTCATCCTGCCGTCGTCTGAGAATGAAAGTGCGTCGTAAATCCCCAGTGGTGGAGCAGCGCTCATGGCCTTTACGTCACCTGAATCGTCAATATAGAAAATTCTGAGGTTATTGTCCATCATGTGAACGGCCTGCGGGGCATGGCCGCCTGCCACGGTCTCGCTGTAGGGAAAGGTTAAAACCACGGTATCATCCCCTTCCGATTTGCCATGCCCATTGAAACGTCAGCTTGTTATTGCTGGTCTTGTACGGGATATCGATGTTGTAGCTCGCCTGAACTGCCAGCCCTGATGCAGGAGGTGTTATAAAGTGCAGACCTGGGACACTTTTTCCAAGATAAAATGAAGCACCAGTAGTAACACCATCCAAGGAGGCGGATGTACCGGCACTATATGTCCATGATTGGCCTGAAAGATAAACACACCAATATCGGGCATTTGTAAGAGTCCAAGACCATAGTTGCCCTGTGTGCGTTAGACCAGGAGCAGTAACCCAGTTTACATCATCTGTTGAATATTCAACAGTAAGAGCATTTTGTTGGACTGTAGTCATGCTATTGATTTCTAATCTTAGACGATTACAAGATTTTGGGTCAACAAAATCAATATGAATTGGTTTTGCTTGTGTTATTGTCCCTGCAGTACCGACGGTTCTAACAAGACCAAATAGGCAAGGATCATAAGCTACTGTTCCTAAACCCATGTTTCCGAATGTTGCTCCTGCTCCAAGACGTAATGCCGCCGAGTAGTAGCACTCATGCTGATCATAGGGATTGGCATCATAGTCGATGGTGTAATCGGTACCCTTTGTTTTCACGGCGCCGCCTACAGTTATTACCTCACTGCCAGTCATGATGTAGGGTGCCGCGATGTTGAAGTCCGTCGTGGCTCCGTCGCCGGTGCCTATCGCGAGATTGCTTATTGCGAACGGTGGGAATATGTCGTGGTTCGGGAACACAGCCACTCCGATGCCCGGCAGTCCGATGCATCTTATGCTCTTTTTATCGCCGATGCTTGGAGAAATCGTGAGGAGCGGGTAGGTGGCTTTCCCCGTGGCGTCTGCTGTGGGTGTTCCGCTGTCTGATGAGATGGAAGCAAGTGCTGCGATCTCTTCGCAGTTGGCTGGTATGATGTTCCCCATGTAAACGGTCGACGGGATTCCGGTTCGCTTGTTGGTCCCTCCGTTGGATTGAACGGCCATAAGTCCGGTAACGAGAGCGTTGTTTTGTACCGCGGGGTAAAGGGCGCCGGTTCCGAAGCCCGCGTTGGTGATGGTGAGGTAAATTGTCGCGGTGATAATTACGACGTCGTTGCTGGTTTTGTTGATTGATATCTGGTTGCCCTCGCTGTCCTGAAGCATGGCGTGGGAGATCAGTCTGGTATTGCTGCTTCCGTTGCCGATTACCAGCCCGACCTCGGTAATGTTCACGCCGTTTGCAGTATTCACGTCAAGGGTGAAGGCGACCGATTTCCACGATGTCGGGTTCCCGTATGCGTTGGTCGTGACCGCGCCGAAATCATAGCTTTGCAGTGTCCCTTGGCTGCTGAAAAGACCCGAGTCCGTCACCGCCGGTGTCCCACTTCCCGACCCGTAGGAGAGCCCATATGGGAGATAAAGCCCATATGTGCCTGAACTGATAAGGCTTCCGACGTAGCTAGTCAGCCAAGTGAAAAAACCGTTTAAAACCACGTTGTATGCTTTTGCTCTTTGCTTCACTTTCCCTGTTTTGGCGTCTTTGACCACGATGTCAAACCTGTTGTGGATCGCGCAGGAAGTCTTTAAATTTGGCATGATAGCTCCTCCTTAAATCGGAATCGTTCCCGTCTGTGTAAGTGCGAGGGTCAGGCTGCTTCCCTGTGCGGTGAGGCTCTCGGTGGCCTTAGCCTGATGGTAGATTATCGGAATCAGGGCGACCGCAGCCGAGCTGCCCTGCATGGTGAAGTTTCCCGCCGTCTTTGTCTGGTGCGTCACAACCTCCGCGGGTGCTGTGAGGGTGCCTGAAAGCGGATAGGTTTTCCCGCCGCTTTTGAAGGCCGCCAAGGGGCAGAAGGAAACCGTAAAAGTGAGCCCGATGTTGTGCGTAGTGTCGACCGAGAGGGTGACGTGCAAGGCCCCGTTGGCGACATAGGCCGCGTCTATCGCTTGGCTCGGTGAAACCGTGACGTAGGGGACCAAACTGGAATAAACGGGGTCGGCAATCAGCGGGTAGTTGAGGGCCAGATCCAAGTCGCGGAGGCCCGTGCGGGTAACTGAAACGACGGAAACGGCGGGCGCCGGGTCGTCGAACATTCGCGCAAAAGGCGTCGAAGGTTGGGCCGTGATGTGATCGGTTTCGACCGTCTGGTGGTAGTCGATCGTGATAATTCCGAAGGCTATCTGTGTCGGCATGATGCTGAAAAATTCCGGCCTAAACGAACCGCCAGCATATTGCCTCGCTGAAAGCACATATTGCATGCCTGCTCCAGTCTCGGCCACAAATCCTACCCGGTAGTCATTGGTGCGGAACACGTCGATCGTGGTTACCGCTGAGCCCAGCGCGGTTATCTGCAGGGCGGCCTCCCATGCCGGTGTCCCGGTTACCTCTAAGCAATAGGCCCGGTACCACGCCTTGCCGTCTTTGATGTAGGCAACAATAAGCCCTTGGTCGTCGGTGGGTGTGATGATGGATTGCCATGCCCTGCAGGCTGATATTCCACTCACCCCGGTATCAAGCTGTACCTTCGTGCTGGTATCCTGCCAGTGCTGTGCCCAAAGTACCTCGGAAACATCCACCCAAAATATCCATGGGGTCTCCTCGGTAATGAGCATGTAATAATTGCGTGTGTTTGTAATCTGCCATGTGCCGTTATACTCGATGGCCACATCTATAGCCGCACCCAGCGTCCAAAGGTAAACCCATGCCTGTTCGTAATCTGCAGGGAGAGCACGTCCATACACTTTAGCAACGCCACTATCTACGCAAATGGCATAAGCATAGGATGGTGCTAATTCTCCGGGCAGCTGCCGCAGAGCGACGTCTCCATAAGCGGCGGCAATGCCGCTGTGGATCGGTTCCGTAATCAACGTATTGACTGAGGATTGTGTCGCTATGAGCTTAAGGTTCGGCTTTGAGTCTGTCGCATCAGCCTGCCACCGCTGCGATAACTTTGCCAGAAGAGCTGAGGATATCGGTCTCATGAGCTCACCACCCCGAGTTTTACTGTTGTTTCATAATATATTGAACCGATTTTCGCCCATGAGCCGCATTCCAGAATGCGCCCTTGAAATATTCCCTTAGATGAGGTTACGCGAAGGAGGTTTGCATCCGCGTCGGCCTGCATGAGTAGCGCTTTCCCGGCATCGTCTACGCAAACATCAAGATTTACTAAAGCAGCCGGGCTTCCGATGATCTGCACATAATATTGTCCGTCGAGCGTGCGGTTTGTCACTTTGATAATATCCTGATCTGTATTTACGCTGACATATGGCGTTATATCCGTAGATGTGTCGAGGTTATAAAGGTCACTCATATGCGTGCCTCCCTGCGTAGTTGATCGATTATAATATCAACCGCTCCAGCCAGTTGGCCGGAATCGCTGACACCTTCCACGTGGATGGTGCCTGAGTGTACAACATTCGTGGTGCTTGCCTGAGAAGTACCGGAACCGGCTCCCGCAAGCTGAGGTGCTAATGTTCCGGTCTGCATGCCTCCCGATGCCAAAGACATAGCCGCTGCCACATTATTTGCAGCCGCCTTAACTTTACTCACACCGGCATTAAGGCCATTGGCAATTAAATTTATCATATCGCCCGGAGATTTATCAAAATCAGCAAGCGGGCCAACATCCGGAACTGAAAAGTGCAGGAACGAGCTGATCTTATCAGCCACGCCTTTTACTGCGTCGCCCACAGCGTCAATTCCGCTTTTTATGCCATTTATGAGGTTTTGTATCATGTCTTTGCCCCAGTTGAGCATCTCACCGGGCAGGTTTTTGATAAAGTTAATAGCTGTATCGAACGCATGGACTATTGTGTCACCGATACCCCCGATCACATTTGAAACGCTCGAAACAAATCCTTTAACGCCATTTACCGCATCATTCCAAATCCCCGATAACCATCCTGTAATCTGGTTGAAATGCTGATAAATCAGAAGCGGTATCCCAATGAATGGAACGAGGACAGCAAGTATAAGAGGGCCCCACTGAGTGAAGAAGCCGACGACCCAGTTCCATATTCCAGTTAAAAATCCGGCAATCGCATTCCATGCCGTTGTAAATACACCGGTTACATTGTTCCAAAGTCCCACGAAAAACGCGCTTATCGTACTCCAGTGGCTTATAATAAGTCCCTGTGGAGTATATTTAAGAAACATATTCTTTATCCATTCCCATGCAACTGAAAAAGCATTCTCAACATCTTTCCATAAACCCGAAAAGAAAGCAGTGATTTGTTTCCAGTGACTTATAATAAGCCCCTCCGGAGTATAACTGAGAAACATATTTTTTATCCATTCCCATGCGGCTTTAAAAAAGCCCTCTACATCGTGCCAAAGCCCAACAAAAAAAGCGCTTACCTGTTTCCAGTGCGTTATGAGTTCATAGACTCCGAATGCAAGCAATGCCACCGCGGCAACGATCGCTATTATAGGCAGCATACCGGCCATCATTGCGGCGTTCTCTGCAATCTGAGCGCCCGTTCCCGCTTCCGTCGCAGCGGTAAGAACGGCTTTTGCGGCAGTGGCACTGCCGGACGCTAATACTTGTGCGGCAAGGATGCCTGTCTGAATCCCTTGCACTAACATTGACGCGAGCGTCACCACTTTCCACGCCACCATAGCACCGACGATTCCGATAATTGCTCCCTTTATGAGCGCTCCATGATTTTCGACAAATCCGAAAATATCTTTTACAACGATTGCAACCATGGATACCGCACCGATGATTTCGCTCTTGTGTGCGGTAATTACTGATGAAATCCCTTGTATGGCTTTTGTAAACATTGGCATCATGCTCGTCACGATCGGCATGAGGGATGCAAGTATTGACGCTCCGGATTCCTTTATGCCGTTGGTCATGATCTGGATTTGCCCGGCAACCGTCGAACCCGCAGCCTTTGCGCTGCCTCCGAATTCTCTTGTGAGTTCGGCAATAATAACCCCTTGCGCGCCTGCCACATTCCCCGCTTTTTCCATGGCTGTGATTTGCTCTTTTTGCGCGGCGGTGAACACCACGCCCTGTCTCGTAAGTTTAGATAATCCTGCCGCGGGGTCGTTGAGAGCTTTGCCGAGGGTCTTAGCCGCATCTGTGGCGTTCGTGTGCATAGCAGTTGCCATATCCTCCGCGGCGATTGTCGCCTGCGGGAATACTTTAGAACCTATGCCCGTAAACGTGAGCAGCATGTTTTCAGCCTGCTCCGTAGTATCTTTATCGTTTGTTGTCACCTTGGCCTGCGCTTCAGCCAAATCTTCGAGCTGCTTCTGAGTCATGCCCGACGCGTCGCCTGTTGATTTTAACACGGCGCTCATTTGAGCCGATGCCTTTTCCTCGGAGTTCATCTCATCAACGACTGATTTCAGTGAAAATCCGGCTATTGCCGTTGCCGCAAAACCTGTGATAACGTTTTTCAAACTTCCGAATCCGCTTGAAATGAGCGAAGTTGATTTTTGAGATTGATCGGCAAGCCCAAGAAAACCGGATTTCAGTTTTGAAAGTGAACTGCTATTTTCCTTTTCCTGAGTTACGACAGTTTTTAATTGGCTGTCGTATTTCTTAAGATCGGATTCTGTGCTTGAAATAGCCTTTTCAGCCGAGAACATTTGATTTGCAAGGCTTTGAGCGGCGCTGCTTGTCGCCCCCTGTTCCGATACCGCCTTTTGATACTCGGCATTCAATGTTTCAAGCTTTTGCTTTTGAAGCGCCAATTTGTCACTCAGGGAGGATGTCCGCTCGGTCAGCCCGCTCGATGTATTCGACCAGTCGCCCATGACGGCGGCGGAGGCTCGGAACCCTGTTTCTATTGATTTAATTTGCGCGTTAAGCTCGGTAACTCCCGCTTTAAATGCGGTTGTATCCATGCCTATAGAGCTATTCAGATCATTTTCGCCAGGCACATCCTCACCCCCTAAAATATATTTTTTGTCCAGTCAGTGTCTTTTGCCACAGCTTTTCGGTACGCTTTGCCGTCACGGTAAACAATATTGCCGCCCTGCGCAGGCTGTTCTTTTTCGTCAGACATTCCATTAAGGCGTAAATACTCGTTCCAGAGCAGTCCGATTTTACGCGGAGTGGATTTCCAAAACTGTTTCGGAGTAAATTTCATAGTCGCTACTGCAATCGTATAATAAGAGGCCCACGGGAAGCTTACGTCTCCTGCGGGCTCTCCGCCTTTTTTGAAGTGTCACCCTGAGGCATGGAGCCCGACATTGCCTTGCCGAGTGCGTCGAATATCTCCTGCATATTTTCAGTGGTTATGAGCCTTCCGGCTTTTCGCTCGTTCATTTCATCGTCGTCGTGTTTGAGCATGGCGGCAAGCAGAAATCTGATGTCTTTCATCTTACCTTTTTCTATTTCATCCATGCCTTTTTCAAGACTGCCGAATCTCTCTTCAATATCGCAAATTGCGTTAAAATCCATGACAAGACTGTATTCTTTACCGTCGAGGCTGATCTTCTCGCCGCTTTCAGCCTGTTTCAGATCGTTTCCCGTGATATGTGCGTTCATTTAAACTCCACCTTATTATTTTTATCTGCCCTCGGCGTTCATGCGCGCATCAGGCACAAATATAGGGCCCCGATTTGGGCCCTTAGAATTATGCCACTGTGAATTTGATAACCGAAGTTGCCAGTGTCTGACCGTAAATATCCTTTACGCCCGCAACAATGATATCGTAAACTCCTGCGGAGGCAAGGCTTGCAGCCGGAGTAATTATGAGAATCTTTCCGGTCACGTCATATGCCTTTGTTGCTGCAACAACGCTGTTGTCTGACGTTTTAACAAGTGTCACCGCATCCAGTGCGATCACATTGTTAAATGTCAGGGATGGATGCGCGGTTGCCAGTACACCGGCCGCATTGTTTGCAGGGCTGGAAGTCGAAAGTGCAATGGCCGCGGGAGGATTGACCGTGGCTGGGGTCTGAACCTGAGTGAACCAACTCGACGGGTCAAATGCCGCATCTGTGGTATCGGCAAACAGCCCTTTGATGCTTTCCGTGCTTCCGTCCGGCATACTAAATTCAAACGCTGTGACGACCGCCGTGTAGGTCAAGTCCACCGTCTTGACAGTCGTTTTGTCCGCCCGGGTCTGCGCGTCTTGTGCGCCGATGGCAAACTTGCCTTTTTCATACTGGAAATACCGATATCCGCCGTCGCCCAGGTTCATGCGCCCGGAAAGAGCGCACCAGGGCGTATTTGAAGCATCGCCGGTGTCGATAAAAATACCCTTTGCTGAGTCATAGGGTTTTCCGGTAACGTCTGCCGCGAGCAAACACGGGACGCCGGAAATAGTGATCTTGACGTTGGTCTCGCCCTCAGTAATGGTGACAAAGCGGAGCTTATTGTCATAATACCGGGTAGCCGCATCTGTTTTTGATTCATGCTGAATTTCTGCAACCGGAGCAAGATACGCATTTGCTCCGGGAATATACGCGGCTGCTGTATCGGCAACATGCGCATAATACATCTGGTCGCAACCGATAAGTTCTCCATAAATATCTGGCATAAATTTTATCTCCTTTCAAAATATCGAAAATCACAGCGCCAGCCATAGTGACCGGTGTCGGGCTGATATGGAATAGTGCCGGAACCGACGCGCATAAAGCCAGCTGCCATAAAGGCAGTTTCAATCTGATTGGGAACGGTTAAGAATATGGATTTGTCACGATAAAACAAGCTTACCTGTACACGCGCTTCATGGCTCGTTTCCTTATCGTCCGCATATGCTACGCCCGAGTCAGTAACTAAAAAGTAAACGATGAATGTATCCGGAAGTTGTGCGGCGTCAATCAACATGCGCTCGAAGTCATAAGGCAGTCCGATTGCAGTCAGAATTGTTTCACATAAGTCTGTCCACTTAGTCAACCGGAACACCCCGTTCCTTTAAAACGGCGCGCTGCGTTTTTTTGATCTCTGCGCGATTTTCGTCAATTGCCGGGCGCACAAACGGATCTGGAAATTCGGGGCTGTGGCCGTCACCATATTCTTGAAAGACTGCGTGTATAGCTTCCGGGTGTTTGTTTTTATTGATCCCAACCGTGCCATAGATGTAATTGCCTTCCTGCTTGGCCGGAACTGTCTCAATAGCGTTGTAAACTGCATCGGTTCCGTATCTACCGGTGCCTTTGCGGTGTCGGGCAGCACCGTTTTTCATTGATTTTTCAACTACCGGCAGGCAGGCGTTTACCGCATCCTTGCAGGCGTCATCAATGTTGTTTCCGGCAGCCTGAATTTTTGCAAGGTATTCATCGAGACCGGAAATGCTGATAGAAATGCCAAGTGCCGATTTGCCATAAGAACTATAGCCTTTCCATGATCCCATCAGCCCATCACCGCTCCCATCACGCGAATTTGCTGCCACTGTTTGTGCTGTGTCGGGTCGCTCACGTCCGTAATCTGATAAGTAATCCCGCCGCATATAATGCGGCACGCCGCGTTTAGGGCGGGATTGTATCTTACCGTCACAATGTTGGTGTCAACTGCCTGCACACTATCGGCTGCCCAAAGTTCTAATCCTTTGACGCTTTCCCACTTCGCATAAACGTATCGCGGAGGGTCAGTGTCGGATGTATTCCCGAAATCAACCCATGGTTTAGTTGCGAAACTGCCGGTTCCAACTGTGATCTGCTTTTGTATGCGGATTTGCGTTCGGAGCTCGCCGGGATTGATATAAAACGCACTCATTGCGGTATCACCGCTTTTACGGCAGTATCAAGCGCCTCCTGTATGGCGGGCAGATCGGCATATCCCCCGGATGGCCTGCCGTCAAACAATGTCTGTGCTACACTCCGCTGTCCTGTCGAGCGAAGGCGATTGTAATCAATTAAGTTCAGCCCGAGCAATCCGGATGCAAGGTATGTTTCCATGTCGTCCGCATACGCGGCAGAGTTTATATTTCCTATGGCCTGCAAACCTGCCGCTGCCAATTCAAGCTGTGCGAGGGCGCAGACAAGCCCCGCACGAAGCGAGGCTATCTGTGACGGGAGCATGGCCATAAGGTCATAGGTGAGAGCGAGCTGCAGGCGGGCGGCAGCTTTGGCCGTGGGATTGACCGGATCGTCCTGCGTCCAGTCATATCCGGTGGCCTGCTGGATATATGCGTCGACCTGCGGCAAAACATCCGCAAGCTTTTCATCCGTCACGTCAACAGATACGACGCGCGCTGCTTCATTAACCGTCAGAATATTTGCCACAGGTCAATCACTCCATTTCTATCCGACAATCGCGTCGATTGCGGTCACGGCGCCGTCATCAATTTCCTGACAGTCGGCACGCATGATGCCGCGGATCTCGGTGTTGTTGTTATACCAGGCGTTGCCGCCGACAGTGGTTGAAACCATCTCAAGACCGGCGCGTGCAAACAAGGTGATCGCCGCGGCCGCGTCGCCGATGATGATACGGCTGTGGGATGTATCCGGAGTGCCGGTCACCACCGTGGACGGAAGCAGACGGTTCGCCATAAGCGCGACAGGACGGCCCTTGACCATATACTTCGTGTCATTGGTCGGGTCGGGCTGCAGGAGAGGACGGTTCATCGTGTCTTTGATCTGATCGAGGAAGTCGAAGCCGTCCTGATTGACAAAGATGGTCGCGTTGACGGAAATATCCGGATCAAGCGCAACGTTAAGCACGTGTTTGATGGTGTCAAGCGCGTTTTTCGGCGTGGCTGTATCTGCAGGAACAGTCGTGAGCGCATTGAGGATGGCAAGGATCAGGCTGTTGTTGGTCAGAATAGTCTTGCGGCCAAACCACTTGGACAGATACGCCATGATGTTTACGGGTGTATCCTGGAGCAGATCGTTTGACACCGGCAGGAATCCGCCGTAATCCTTGACCTGGTACTGCACCTTTACAAATGCAGGCTGCTCGGCTGCGGGAACAGGAGTGTCGTTCCCAAAGGTCGTGAACGGAAGCTGGGCAGTCGTTTTCTCAACCGCCCTCCAGCCGCTGAACGCCTGCACGTTCTCGACGTTGACGAACTGAGACAGGTCGAGGTACTGGCGCTGAAGCGCGATGATCATGTTGTTGAAGTCGACCGGAAGCAGGAAACCTCCGTCCGCGCCTGCCGGAGTACCGCCGGTTTCGGTGAGGGCCTTCATGAGGATTTCCATGCCGCTGGGCACGCCTGACTTTTTGAAGTCTTTGGGCGTCATGTTGGTCGAAAGAGCCTTGAAAAACGCGTTGATATACTCGTTTGATTTGAGAATGTCGGCGTCCTTCGCTTCCTCTGCCTTGGCACGGTCATCCGCGGGAACAAAATTCTTTGCGGGGTCGTCGCCCTGTGCCGCATCGCGCATGGAGATATACATTTCCTCGGCGTCTTTGGCGCCCTTTGTGAGTTTGTCAAGATCGGCCTTCATGGCAAGGCCCTTTTCGGTTTCGTTTGCGTCAAACAATTTTTGGATTTCAACTGCTTTTGCTGTTTTTGCGGTGCCAGCCTCCACGGCCGCGTCGTAAAACTTTTTGAGATCAATCTTCATTCTGTTTTTCCTCCAGTTATAAATTTAATTTTGGCTTTAAAAGCCTTTACATCGTCCGGCTCTTCGCCGGTCGGCGGGATTTCCGCCCCGTCGTCGGGGTCTTCTTCGGGGTCGTCAAGCGGTGCTCCTTCCGGATTATCATCGGGCCATTCTCCCACGAGGTCGTCCTCTATTGCGCGGGCCTGAATTTCGCAATCATCGGCCTGCACACGCAACGTGCGGGCCGCGGAGAGCTTTTTGAGCGTGTCTGCGGATAATGCACGCCCGTCCTTATAAGCCTTTGTGACGCCTGCGCGGGTCTGTGCGGGGACTGCCACGAGCGAGAACTCATAGGCGTCGGTCACATCGTCGAGAGACACATAACAGGTTTTCTGGGCGCCGTTTTCGATGTAAGTCTGTCCTTTCCAGTGCGGGCAGTCTCCGGAGTAATATTCATTGCCGCAGATCGAGCAGGTGTCGGTATCGTTGGAAAACGCCACGCTGCCTTCCTTTAGAATCCCGCCATCAAGCGCCGCGATTGTGTCGGCGTTGGCCGGAAGACTGAGCATGTAAGCCATGGCGGTAAGCCTTAAATAGGGCTGCCCGTTGCTTACGGATTTTTCCGGGACGGATTCAATGGCGGCGCTGTAGATGCGCGCCGTCTGGTTCTTTGCGCTCCAACTGTGGTCAAATATGACCGTCTTGCCAATAAAAAGCGCCGACAGCTGATTTAAAGCGTTCGGCGTAAACTGGTCATATTGGCGGTCTGTCTCGTTGTCGCAAAGGGTCAGTTTCATGGTATAGACCTGATCTGCTGTGAGAGTGTTGCGGGTGTACTGGTTAATAAGGTCAAGGTCACTCTGCTGTGCCTGCCCCACCGCCTTGATCTGCGCTGCTTTCCGCTCCCGCTGCGCTTTGGTTTTGACTTTCGTTGTTACCACCTCCTTGGGGTTGTGTAAAGAATGGATTGTTTACAGGTGAGTAATTGCGACTCATCCAGAATTTTTCGCCTTCCGGATAGCCGCTCAGATCTTCGTCCTCGCGCGCTTCGTTCGGGCTTGAGACGCCCATTCCAATGTTTTTTGTGTTGACGTTTGATCTGGCCTCCGCATCGATTTGAAGCAGGGCCTTGCGGTAGAATTTGAAATACATGGTGTCCTGCTGACTCTCAGGCAGGAACTTTACCCTTGCTATCTGTTCAATCTGCACTAGGTAGGGGTCGAGGGTGCTGCCGAGGTAATCAAGGTTGTTTTGCTCGTTTGAGCTGTACGACTGCTTGCCCATGTTGACCTTATTCAGCGGCACACCGAAGAAATTACAAATCTCCACATCGGTTGCGTTGATGCCTTGCAAAAACTGAATGTCGATGGGCTTCATGGTGATTGCCTCAAATTTTTGCACCTTACTGTCCATGACCGCAAGACGATAGGCATTCTGACTTCCACCCATGCGGTTTTCAAATTCCGTACGTATTTTGTCTCTGGCTTCGGGACTTGCTTCGCCTGCAACTGTTATAATTCCTGCCGGGTTAAGCCCCTGCTTGTACATGTTGCCCTGCGTCTCATAGGCGCCCAACTGGCGGCCAATGCTCTCGCGTGCGAACTCAACCACCGAGCGCCCGAATATTCCATCAAGGCTGTTTATGAGCAATGGCAGAACTTCCACAGAAGGAAGATAGTCAATCTCGCCGTTATTGAACGCTGTGCGATACCATAGGTTTCCGTTTTCGTCGTAATAGGGCAGGGTGCAGTCGCCGCGAAGAATAAACAGTTCACGCCGATTTACTCCATGCGGAGGCGGCGCCCAGATAAACGACATTCCCCAACCGAGCAGCCATTCAATTAAAGATTTTTTGAAAATGAACGGCGACATGTAGCGGTTCGGGCTGACTTCAAGCAGCCATGCGATATTCTCCATGGCCGCGTCCGGCATGAGGCGGTCGATCTGAAACCGAGACGGGCTCTTATAGGTGTAGAGCGGGATTTTCGCCACGTCGTCAGAAAGTACATTAATGCATCGGTAGGCCGTAGCAATGTTCTTTGCGTTTTCCACCGTGACGGTCTTGCCTGACGATGAACTCCAGCCGCCCCATATATCGCCCATCTGATACATCGGTGAAAGCCCGGGCGGCATGCGGGCAAGGATTGAGGATAAAATCAATAGTTATCACTTCTTTCGCTGAAATTTCCCGATAATCTGCTGCACCGCTGGGCTTCTCAACGCTGTTCCTGAAAAAAACGCCGCCACAAAAAATGCGATCCCGAGAACGTATGTCCCCAAAACCGCATTTACAAGATATGACGCCGAGACGAACGTGATAAGGCCGAGGGTAAAAAAAATATCGTCAAGAAAAGGTAATGTATGCTTTATTAGAGCCATGGTATTATACCGCGACCTTGATTTTAACTTTTTTATTCGGTTTGCTGTCGCCCTGGCCGCTCGATTTAATGCCCTGACAAATTTCCCGAGCCCATTCAAAAGGTGTTTTCTTATTTTTGCTGTTTCCATGCATTTCACTTACCCCTCTAAAATCCAAAATCATCGGACAATATTTTTTCGCTGATATCCTGCGACTGCTCATCAAGCGCCACCAGTCGGGCCATACAGTTTATTGACGCTGCTAAAAGATCGATCCGCTGGCTGTCGTCCTTGTTTTTCTTTGACAGCCGGATGTTCTCATTTGTATCGCTGTACTGGTAGGCATTCGAGACGCACCAGTCAAGCAGCGGGTTTTCCTCATGAATGAGCTTGCCCTGAATGGTGAGCTCGCGAAATAGTTTTGTCGGCTCTGAAAGCGTCATAATGTTTTGACGTATCTCAACAACTGTATATCCCTGCGCCTGTAGGTTATTTTCGAGCTGCACAGCCAGCGCGGCGTCCAGATCCCATTCAAGAATTTTTATATTATTATCAAATTCCTCCTGATGGGCGTTTTCAATCAAATAGTTATAATCAACTACCTCGCCTTCAGTCGCGGTGCAGTATCCTTTGTTTATCCAATCACGATATGGAACACGGTCAGAATGTTCGTGTTTCGTTATCGCCGCTTCCGGGATAAAACCATGTGCCTTCAGCGCATAACGCCCGTCACGGAGTTTGAAAAGAAAGGCCTGCCCGGTAAGATCAATGCGCTTTGAAAGATCGTCACCGTTCAGGCAGGCAAGCCCTTTTGTAAGTGCTGCAAATTCCTCGCGTGACACCCCGGCCGCTTTCCATTTATCCATGCAGCCATCCATGTATTTATCTGTGCTGCCTTCCTGCCACAGGTCACAGCGCTTAATCAGCCATTCTCGAATTTTCGCTGGGTCGCCGGAGCCGTAAGCCAGATCATGCTCGGATATGATCTCCTGCAAGAGTATATTGCTGTATTCGGTAGGCTCCTGAAGCATTGGGTTTGCCTTGGGCAGCAGAGTAAAATCGTGTGGATTATCACCTCTGTCATACTGGCGAATGATAATAAAATAATCCTCAGCGGTTATTTGACCGTCAAGGATTTTACAGCAGATATCGTATTCCTTTTTACATGGGCTGTTTTCGGCGTTGTTACCGGCGGTTGTGATAACATACATGAGCGACTGGGCTCGTTTCCCCATTGAGGACTGGCCAACGTCGTACATGAATGAGGTTGGGTGCTCGTGATACTCGTCGATTTCGTAAAGACATGGGGCGACGCCGTTTTTGTTTTTCGTGTCCTTTGAGAGGGGGCGGAGCATACCACCCCGCGTCTTATGCTTCACGACAGAATTCATAAATTTGAGTCGTTTGGAAATATCGGGACTTGCCTGTCCCATCGTTACTGCGTCCTGCCATACGATTTTAGCCTGCTGCCTATCGACCGCCACACAGTCCACTTCTGGGCTCATTTCATAAACACGCTCTTCCGGATGCCCCGGCAGGTAAAAGCAATCGGAACACATGAAATAGTCAGCGATGCCTGAAAGCTTAACGGATTTAGCGTTTCCGCGTCCCTGCATGTCGAACACTTTTTTGAAACGTCTGCGGCCTGTATCCTTATGTACCCAGCCGAACACACAACCGAGATCGAACTTCTGAGCACTGTTAAGATTGATGAGCTGGCCTGAAAATATTCCGCGCGGATGCCGGCAGCATTTTTCAAACCAGTCAAATATACGGTCGGCTCTGCTCTCATCGAACACATATGGGAAATCAACTGTACCCTGGCGTTCGATATCTTTCAGATGCCGTTCACATGCCTGCCATTCTTTATGACCGATCACTCCCTGAAGTCCGCTGACCACTTCGGTGGCATACCGGGTAGTCGGATGCATTTTATCCAAAGAGTTCTGCATTGGGGTCATCCTTTTCATTTTCAGATTTCGGGATTACCAACTTACAGCGGCTTGATATAGTCAGCCCCAGATCGCGGGCGGAGACGGAGCACTGCTTAAACGCTTTATCCTGATTTATGGCGATTTGAGGGTATTTGTCGGACATCAATACAGTGGGCTGTTTAATAATCTGCATAGAAAGAGTGATATACATGGCGCGGGCAATGATAAAACGGGCGAGTGCATCCACGTCAAGGTTGGTCATGATGCCGATATTCACGAGCTGTTTCGCTATTTTATCAAATTCATCCTTAAGTTCGGCGGTCAGATATGACGGCGCTTCTATCTCGTCTGCCGGAGCCTTGACTTCGCTTTCACGCCGCTTTTCAATTTCCGCTTTTGTAAGATGCTTGCGCCCTTTTGCCTCAAGCAATTTAATGGGCTCTCTGGGTCGTGCCATACTGCCGCCTCCTCTCTCGAAATAAATTCTTTACTTCTACAATTTGGCATTATATAATATTACTATTGAAATGCTCATTGTTTATATTAGAGGTTGCTAAACCGGAATTTGAGGAGATGAAAATCATGGAAATAGAAATAAGAAACTTATCATCAATTGAAATAAGAAACTTGATGTTAGATACTTTAACTTATGAGGGTACGGATATTGATTCTGAGGGAAAGACGTTTAAACTATATGGATATCAAGGAACACAATCTGATTTATACCGCCTAATGGAAGGTTTGGCAATAAAAAGAGGTCTTATAAAATCGGATATTCCTTTACAAGGAGCAGCATGGGGTGGAAGTGGTCTTTTGCTTCATCCACAAGGTACGACTAATTTCAGTTATAGTGATATCCAAAATATATATGAACAGTTCCATTTGTTACTTAATCAAGGAATTATAGCACCTGGAGCAACAGGAAATTATGGTCCCAATTTGCCTAGTTTTCATGTAACAAAATATGGGCTTAAATGTTTAGAAGAACATGAGATTTTACCATATGATGTAGATGGTTATCTTGAAAAGATTAAGAATATACCTAGCATTTCGGAGTGGGTTGAGTTTTATATCAAAGAGGCATTACAGTGCTATAATGCAAATTGTATGGAAGCAGCAGTGATTATGCTGGGGCTATCTAGTGAGAAAATAATAGACGAGCAAATTAATGCATTACTAGGATATTTATCTAGGAATTTTACTAATGAATTTTCTCAGATGCAGACCGAGTTATCTAGTATTAGACTTGCTTCTGCTAAATATAATTACTATAAAAAGTATTTTGATATGATAAAAAACAATATATCAGATCAGACATTTAAAGACATGTTGCCATTGGTTGATAGAGTAGCTTTTCAAGTTTATGCAAACTTCACTAGGATAACAAGAAATGGATTGACACATCCATCCGATACAAAAATGGAACGTATTGAAGTTCTTATGATTTTTATTTCGTTTATAAAATATTGTCATACACAATATGGATTTATAGATTATTACGTCAACCATTAAACTAAGGAGGAATAGATATGGCACGTTCTATTAGTGATTCTTTTTCGGGATTTGGTAGTGAACTGTTAGAAGGCATAAGAGAAAAAACCAATGCAAGGCTAGATGAAGCTGCCTTTAAAGAAAGAGTCCTTGGAATTGAAAAGGCGACTGCGGCTCTGCGTGAAGCCGAAGTTGGAGATGAGAAAATCATTGAGCTTCTGCAAAAATATTGGGATTTACGCCTTAGCGAGGCCAAGGAACTTTTGCAGCCAGAAAGATATACTGAAGAGAAATAATTTATTCGTGTGGTGAAATATTACAAAGACAGATTCCAATTTGTCGAACAGGTCAGTGTCGTATAATGAGCATAATCAGAACCATTATTATCCAGATTTTATAACCTTCTTGCCCGTGAATTTTTCCCACCTGTCGATGATAACATCAACATACTTCGGGTCAAGCTCCATGCAATAAGCATTTCTGCCATTCTGTTCACAAGCGATTATCGTGGTGCCGCTTCCGGCGAAGGTATCAACAACAACATCCTCTGGTTTCGTATTGTTCTTTATCTGATAATCGAATAAGGCGATCGGCTTCATAGTCGGGTGCTCCGCGTTCCGGGTTGGCTTGTCAAAATTGAAAACGGTCGTCTGCTTTCGGTCGCTTGCCCAAAGATGAGAGGCACCGGATTTCCAGCCGTAAAGGCAGGGTTCGTGTTTCCACTGGTAGTCCTGACGCCCCATAACCAAACTGCTTTTATTCCAAATAAGGCACTGCCTGACCTGCCATCCGATATCAAAACAGGCTCCGCGGAAGTTAAATCCTTCGGAATCCGCATGCCATATGTAGAAGACCGCGCCCTGTTTCATTACATTATCGGCAGCGGCAAACGCGTCAACGAGGAATTTTCTAAAAGTATCATCCGCCATGGAATCGTTTTGAATTTTGAGCTTGTCTTTTGTTCCACCCTGATAGTTCACGTTATAAGGCGGGTCTGTAATAAGCAGATCCGCCTTATTGCCGTCCATAAGTTTCTCGACATTTTCTTTAATAGTGCTGTCGCCGCACATCAGGCGGTGTCTGCCCAGTTGATAAATGTCACCTGGCTGCGACTTCGGCTCATCGGGAAGCTCGACATCGTAATCGTCCTCTTTGGCTTCTGACTCTTCGCCACCAAGCAGCGCCCCAATTTCATCTTTTCCAAAGCCGGTTAAATTCAAATCAAAATCCATTTCGCCCAGCTCTTCCAATTCCACTTTCAGCATTTCGTCATCCCACTCTGAGAACTCCGCCGTCTTGTTGTCGGCAAGCCGAAAAGCCTTTATCTGTGCCGGTGTTAAATCTTCGGCAATCACGCAGGGCACCGTTTCAAGCCCCAGCTTCTTTGCCGCCAGCAGTCTTGTGTGGCCTGTAACAATCACATTGTCTTTGCCAATAATGATCGGCACTTTAAAGCCGAATTCTTTTATGCTCGCCGCGACCTTGTCAACCGCGGCGCCGTTTTTTCTTGGGTTGTTGGCGTATGGAATAAGTTCATGTATATTTTTATTGATAACAGTCATGCAGGTCCTTCTTTCCAAATACCAATTTAGGGGATTTTTCGCACATCCGAGGCCCCAACGCTCCCCAAAAGCGATTCCTGATACTTTATTGGCGGCGGGGGTGCTATTCGCCGCGCCCTGTATGCTTTGAATGACAGCGTTTGCAGAGCGCTCTCCAATTGCTCTTATCCCAAAAGATGTGCTGATTCCCTCGATGAGGTATGGAGTGATGCACCTCTGTTGCAGGTTCGTACACTCCATGCTCCAGGCAGTCCTGACACCAAGGGCACTCAGCAAGATACGCCTTGCTTTTTCTGCTCCAGTCTCTGTCATAAAGCTTTTGTATGTCACTGTTCCTTTGAAACCCTGACCCCCGATGCCGTTCGCAGTATCCGTTCTTGACAGCAAGCATTGAGCAGCCGGGATGGTTGCAGGTTATCGATGGTTTGTTTGGCATTCAAGGTTCTCCCTGCCACACAAAAAAGCACCCGTTCATTAAGAACAGATGCCTTTTGTGTAATATTCATTTGTATGGTTATGATTCTATTTTCTTGATTTCGTCCTCGCCGAAGGCCACGCCCAGGCTGCTGCCGCAGTCCCAATTTACATGAACTGTGCCAATATCATCAACAAAGGAAACAGTGCCCTTATCGCCGGGCATAAGCTTCGTGTAAGGATCATCCATGCACACCAGTTCCACACGAGTGCCGGAAGGGTATTTCATGCGGAGTCGCTCCACGGTTTCTTTTGACGGGAAACTATTCATCGGGCACCTCCGCTTTCGGCGGCGCTCCGTTTTTGAAGGCGGAGTTTCCGCTGAGGTTTTTCAGCAGGATTTTCCGTGCCGCTTTATACTCATCGCCTACGAATCCCAACCGGATGAGGAACACCCGAAATGCGAATTTCTCGTTCTCCACGGGCTTTTCTTTGGCGTTGACACGCGTCTGTCCCTTTGCTGCGGCGCAGAGGGCGCCGATAAAACAGGAGTAGGCGTTGACCTCGTCGCCGGTCGCGTTGAAGGAAAACCAGGGGAATTTCAGTGTGGTTTCCGTGCGCTCGACAGTGAGCGCATCCGCGCCGATGGCCTTTTTGATAAGGGTGGATTTGCTGGATATGAGCCGTTCAAGGTTTTCAATCGCCGTGTTGGTGAAACCCTCCAGCGGCATCTCGATTGTCAGCCTGTCCTCGCTTCCAACGTCAAAGCCCCGCTCGATTAGTTTCTCCAGTAGTTTTTCCGGCAGATTGCTGTCCGTCATGTTGTCAAAGGAGAGCGTTCCGTCCTTGTCAACGGTAAAACCGCCAATCTCATAGGCGAAAGTGGGGGCGCCTTTGTAGACGGCCGGGTTTTCCGTAATCTCGCTGACCGCATTGACCAGTTCCTTGCGCCGAGCGCCTGTCACATTGAATTGAATTTCCATAATCGTTACCTACCTTTCTTTTCGGTAGTAACATTAATCACTCTAAAGCTGTGAAATAGCAACTTATATATATGGCTTACTGTACTTAATTTTTGCACCGTTTGCACAACGCCACCTCGTTTATGGTAAAAGGAAAGCCCCCGCAGGTTTTCCCGCGAAGGCTCGTGCCGTATGCTCTATTTTTCTATTCTAATGATATCATAAGAGCCTACTCTCATTCTCTCTCATTTACTCTCATGCTGCGGGAATGGTGACTTTTTTAAGAGCATTGCCGTGCAGACGAAACATGTGCTGCAGACTGTAATTCATATCTACGGCGATCTGCTCCCAAGACAGGAAGCAGAGGTACCGCTTCTCCAGTAGCGTCTGATACTCAGTGTTGTCAACGGACTTGATGACCATCACAATTTCACGCTTCAAATCTATCAAGCGGTCAATGTCGTTGTTAATCTCCGCCTGCAGGTCGATGATTTTTCCCACAGCATCCGCCATCGTGGAGGTTGCGCGGTTGGGGTTTCTGGGCATATCCGTCAGCGTTGCGGTACATTTGGTGGCGAGAGCGTTCAGCGACGCCACCTGTTCCGCCTTGGAATTGATGCGCTGGTCAAGACGGTAAGCCTGTCCGAGATATTCTTTTGCAGTCATGCCGCCACCTCCTTGTTCAGACGCTCGATAAGTGCTTCCGGGTCGAGATTTGTAAGTACCTTAAACCAGCCGGAGCGGAAGAACCGCCTGATGCTCTGTTCCTTGCCGCGGGCTTCACGGTTGTAGGGATACAGCGACAGAGTACGAAGGGCTTTGCGGTAATCTACCACCGCTTGCAAAATAATGGCGTTCGCCAAGTTTTCGTAATTCTTTATCATCTTCGCACCTCCAAATCCGCTCTGACCGCATCGATTAGGGCGGCCTGCGATTTCTTTTTTTTCTGCAAAGCGGTCATGATGCGCTCGTCAATCGTTCCGCTTGTAATGATGTGGTGAATCACAACGGTGTCTTTCTGACCCTGACGCCACAGCCGGGCATTGGTCTGCTGATACAGTTCCAGACTCCATGTCAGCCCAAACCAGATGAGGGTGGAACCGCCTGCCTGCAAATTCAAGCCATGCCCGGCCGAAGCGGGGTGGATGAGAGCGACCGGCAATTCACCGTTGTTCCAAAGCTTGATGCTCTCTGCAGTGTCCAGACGGGAAAAGGAAATATGCAGCTTATGAAGCAGCTCGGTTATCCGCTTAAGGTCGTGTTTGAACCAATAGGCTACCAGCACGGGCTTACCGTTGGCGGCTTCAATCAAATCCTCCAGCGCATCCAGCTTTCGGTCGTGTATCGCTATGACCTTACCATCCTCGCCGTAAACCGCGCCGTTCGCCATCTGCGTCAGCTTGTTCGACAGACCCACGGCGCTCTGGGCATCAATGTCCTCACCGTCAAGGCTTAGAATCAAATCATCCTTAAGCGTCTGGTAGCATTCCATCTCTTTGTCGGAGAGCCGCACGGGGACTTCGTTTATGACGCATTCAGGCATTTTGAGATAGTCGGTGCTTTTCATGCTGATGGTGATATCCGACACAAGGCGGTATATCGCTTCCTCCGCGCCCGGCTTCGGTTTGTAGCTGAACACAATCTGCTGATTGCGTTTGTCGGGAACGAAATAGTCGCTGCGGAAGTGGGTGATGAAGCGTCCGAGCCGTTTGCCCATATCCAACAGGCGGAACTCCGCCCATAAATCCATAAGACCGTTACTGGACGGCGTTCCCGTCAGACCGACCACACGACTGACCGTAGGCCGCACCTTCATCAGAGCCCTGAAGCGTTTTGCTTGGTTGTTTTTGAAGGACGAAAGCTCGTCAATCACGACGGTGTCGTAGTTGAAAGGCAGCTTGCTGTCATCAATGAGCCACTGGACATTCTCGCGGTTGATGATGTAGATGTCGGCTTTTTGTAGGAGAGCCGCTTTGCGCTGAGTCTCACTGCCGACCGCTACGGAATAGGTCAGCCCGTGCAGATGCTCCCATTTTTCAAGTTCCGCAGACCATGTGTCCCGTGCTACTCGTAGCGGCGCGATCACCAAAATGCGATGTGCCTCGAAGCTATCAAACAGCAGGTCATTTAGCGCGGTCAGCGTAATAACGCTCTTGCCCAGCCCCATGTCCAGAAGAATGGCGGATACGGGATGCTCCATTATGAAATGTGTCGAAAAGCGCTGGTAGTCATGGGGTACGTATTCCATCAAGGATTCCTCCAATCTGCTGCTCGTCATCCAAGACATAAACCTGAAAGCCGAGCCTTCGTAATAATTTGTGCCTTGCCAGCTGAAGCGGTCGTGGTTTCTCGCCGGGAGCTTTTACTTCCACGAAGGCCATATAGCCACCCGCCAGTAAGACGATGCGGTCGGGCATACCGTCAAGGCCGGGACTCACGAACTTTGGTGCGATGCCACCAGCAGCTTTGACTGCCTGAACCAGTTTTTTCTCGATTACTTTTTCTCTCATTTTCTCGTTCTCCATCAGGGATTTTAAGAGGGTGGGTTAACCTCTATTAAGGTTGTTTCTAAAACTTTTCTTAGTACTATTTTTTTAGTCCTATAGAGACTTTTTGTATATGACCTTAATCGAGGTTAACCCAGATAGCCATTAGCTCAAGAAATCTTCAAAATCTCCGTCGTCTGTTTTTAAGCGCAAGCCTGCAAAAAAGCGCTTATTTTTAACCTTTATTCTTTCAAAGTCAGCATTCTCCAGTGCAAAGTAGAAATCTGCGGTGCCACGAACATACTCGTTGGTATCAATGCAGTAGTTGCGATATGCCTGATACAGCGCACTGGAGCTTTCACGGTAGCTCGCATCAAGCTCACATTTTTCGTCAAGGAAATGGCCAAACCAGTTGTTTTGCGCTCGATACTCGTTAATCGCTTTCTGCACACATTCCGGTATTGGCAGCTTGTAATCCAGCACAATGACCTTTTTAGCACCCTCGATAATCCACGAGAGAATGCTTTCACCAGCGTTGTCGTACAGATATTCACCAAAATTTTTAATATCGCTCTTTCCTTCAATCTTGGCATCAAAGGGAATGACGATTAACCTACGCCAGATACCATCGTCGGAGGCGCTGACCTTCGGCAGGTGGTTGGTATAGAGCACCAGCGTGTGACAGGGTGTAAAGCTGAACGGGTCCTTGTACTTTTTCTCTGCAAACAAATCGTCGGTGGAGCACAGCTGCTTGACGGTGGAATCGTTGAGGCGAGCGCCTTCCTGCATCTCAGCCGCGATAAGCAGTCGCTTGCCTTTGACCTCGGCCATCTCCGGCTTGATGTTTCTACGGCAACCGACCGTCAAGGTGTCGGCGGAGATATTGCCGCTGTAGAGGCCCAGTACACGGGAGACCGCGTTCCAGAAGGTGGATTTACCGTTTAGACCTCCACCGTATGCGATGATCAGGGCTTCCACATAGACCTTGCCGATAGCAGCAAGACCGCAGATCATCTGCACATAATCGATGAGCTCCTGGTTGCCACAGTAGATGAGGTCAAGGCTGTCCAGCCATATTTTTTCGCCCTTATTGCTGGGCGAGGTCGATGTCATTTTGGTGATGAAATCCTCCGGCGAATGCTCTCTGGCACCAGCCATACCTTTTCGCAGGTCATAAGTAGCAGCGGGCGAACAAAGCAGAAAGCAGTCGGCATCAAGGTCACGCGGCGAGATTTCCAGCATAGGATGGGACTCTTTCAGCGTTGCGGTGATATTCTTGGAATCCCGGCGACGAATGGCAAACGACTGATATGCCTTTGCTGCGAGAAAAGCCCTGTATGCCTCCAGCTGCTCGTCGCTCATGAGTGACTCGGCTTTCGGCTTAGATGTGTTTTCGAGGATTTCATGCGCACCATTTTCCGTCAGCTTTTTCATTGCCGCCTGCAGGTCCTTTGTGGCTTCTTCCAACTGGCGACGAGTAAGCTCATGGGTAACGGCCTGTGCACCGGGCTCGCTTTCCTGCCAATAATGCCCGCTGTAGCGGATAAAGTGCGTGGCCGGAGAATACCGAAGCTCGCCTGAGAAATATTTTGCTAACACCTCGGACTGTCCTACATCGGAGTAGTCGCCGGGCTTGTAAGAGGTCGGGTCGTTATACACCTCCGGCGGCACATAACCATCCTGCTGCTGCACTCGCGCATAAAACCTCTGGGCGCTGTGCCAGATGGTCATAAGCTCCTGATCATCCAGCGGAGGTGAGCACTTGGCGGCCTCCTCCAGATAGCACTGAGAGGAGGCTTCACTGTCACCGTATTTCTTAATAACACGACCAGCGAAGCGGGACATGGTGGCATTGCGGTTACCTTCGGCGATGACGTGATCTGCACGATGACCGGTTGCCATATCTTCATCGAAGTTGTCGTCCTCTAAAAACTCGCTCAAATTCCTATCACCGTTGTATATTTCGACCTCCGGTGAATTGGTACCGAAGAAGAATCGAGCGGCATCAAGGGCCTGCGTGTCGAAGTACGGGAAGATGGAGTTGACCAGCTTCTTCATATCGCTATAGGCGACCGCGTCGGTCATGCGGTCAATGGGAAACAGTACATGGAACTTAGGGCGAGCGGGCTTGCCGTTTTTTTCTCGCATATTGAAGCGGCTGTAATGAACTGCGAACGCAACATTGGGAAACGCCTCCATGACATCTGCGGGCAGCACCCACTCTTCCGGGTTTTCCGAGTGGTCATTGTCGCAGTCCACCGGAAGGCAGTCAGCGCCTATGAAATTCTCGCCGTTGCGGTAGCAGTTCCGGTACTCTGCGCACACATAGTCGTGGCCAACAGCAGCGGTCAACGTTGCCGCGTCGGTGATCTCGACTTTATGCGGATAGGAGCAGTTACCGGGATTACCGATAAAATCTGCATGGTATAAAGTGAACATCAGTCATGCACCTCCTCGCAGTTTTCACTAAAGTAACGCAAGCGGTAATTCTTCCACTTGGCTCTTTTGATTTCAGCCTCCATACCGGCCGAGATGGTTTTGCCGAACACCCATACCTCAGAGCACTTGCTCATCAGGGCATTTCCGAAGAACAGCCCAAGCTGGCGCTCGGTGGAACTGGCGTCGTTTAGGAATTGCGGAAATAGCAGATGCGGTGCAATCGGGATATATCCATTGTAGACCGCGTGACGGCTGTATTTCTGTGCTGCCGTTATATTGCTGTCCGTGTCTCCGGCATAAGGCGAGCAGATATATACGATTGGTCGAAAAGCCCGCAGCGCTCGTTCTTCTTTCTCAATAACGGACAGCGCTTCATAGGCGGTCGGGTCGTAATATCCCTCGGCATTGAATTTATTTATACTCATGTCTTACCTCCATTCTCGACGAGCTTTAAGTCCATCTACTATCCACTGGAGATAAAGCCGCGTCTTTGACGAAAATCTCTTAATCTTTTTTATAAAAATCGCATTCGTAGCCATCAGCGTGGAGTTTCAGTCCCTGCGCCCACGGCGGTGTCCGGCCCATTTGCTCGCAGACCGCTTTCAGAGATACACGCGGGTCCGCTTCAATGACGAGCTCATCGTGGATATGCATCACGATGGAACAACAGCGGAGCGTCTGCATGGCATGGCAGAGAATGTCGCGAGCCGTAGCCTGCACGATGTTCTCCACAAATTTAGGACCATAGCTGTCCAGTCGCTCCCATTTCTTCGTGCCGCTGACACCCTCGTAAGTAATGCACTGACCGCCGAACTTGTTTTCTCCGATACGCGGCTTTACATAGGCAAGCTGCCTGCTGGAAGGAAGCGTGATAAACAGCATCCCGCTCCGGCAGGAAAAAGTAATACCATGCGTCTCGTTGGTGTGCTTGTTTCTTACTGCTTCCATAGCGGCGCGGTCAACGTCCCACCAGAACTGAACGATGCGCGGATTTGATTGCCGCCATGCATCGACCAGTGGCGGTAGCTCATCTTCGTTGAGGCCCATATCAAGAGCACCCATTGCTTTTAGCGCACCCACGGAGCCGCCGTAGCCGAGTGCCAATTCAGCAATTTTGCCTTTTTGCCGCAGGTGACCGTTTACGCCGTGCTTCTCGACAGGGACGCGGAACATCTGTGAAGCGGACGCGCAGTAAATATCGCCGCCGCTTTCAAAAACCTCCTGCCGCCATGTCTCTCCGGCAAACCATGCGATGACGCGGGCTTCAATTGCAGAGAAATCTGCCACGATAAATTTGTGTCCGGGCATCGGCACGAAAGCCGTGCGAATAAGCTGTGAGAGTGTGTCGGGGATATCTTCATAGAGCATTTCAAGCCCGTCGAAATCACCACAGCGTACAAGCCCACGAGCCTGTTCCAAGTCCGGCAGATGGTTTTGCGGCAGATTTTGCATTTGAATCAGTCTGCCAGCCCAGCGGCCTGTTCTATTGGCACCATAGAATTGGAACATTCCACGGGCGCGGCCATCGGAGCAGACTGCCTTTTCCATCGCCTGATACTTTCTTATGGACGATTTGGCAAGCTGCTGCCGGAGCAAAAGAACATCCTGCAATTCCGGAGGAGCAGTTTTCAGCATTTCTGCAACTGCCTTTTTCCCGAGCGTATCAGTTTCCAGACCGTTGTCGGCCAGCCAATGCTTCATCTGTACAACAGAGTTCGGATTGTCCAGTTCGGTAAGCGTCTGCATCAGATGCGTCAGTTCTATGCGTGAGCGGGTATCCATTGCGACGGCTTCTCTGACGAGCGTCATATCCAGTGCCACGCCCCGGTCGTTTATTTTTTGGTCGAGGTGGTATTCGTCCCATACGCTATCCGGCACGGGAAACTTGGCGAGCTTTGCCTGAATGGACATTTCCGCTTCGACGTCGCGGAGGTTATATTTTTTGAAGCTCGACCACTTGTCCAGCGCCTGATACGGATAATTGCGGACACGCTGCCCGTTTGCGGCGGTGGGCTTGCAAGGCGTACAGAAATACTTGATGAGCTCCTTGCCCTCGGTCAATTTCTGCTTGTCGAGGCCAAGCACGGTGCCTACGCCTTCCAGCGACAGTGGTAGCCCCATCGTCGCAGCCCAGATCATTGAGCATTTCCATGCTGCAGGGTCGAGATATTCTCCGGTGGGATAGTCGAGGTGATGGGACAGGCAGACACGTTCAAAGTTTGCGTTAAAGGCCCACTTCGTTACGGACGCGTCTGCTATGGCGTTGATTATTTCGTCGGGGATTTTCTCGCCACAGGCAAGGTCAACGACCTGTACCGGACCGCCGTCTACGCTGTAACCTAAAAGCATTATTTCAAAATCCGGAGCCTCGGTATACCGATAGACCCCAGCCTTGGCAAGGTTGACGCTGCTGTAGGTCTCAGCGTCCATGCTGAGTGATTTCATAGTTCAACCATCCTTTCAAAGTCCGAATAGGGTGGCAGATTGCTCCGCCACCCTTCGGGCATCTGGTGTTTATGCTAGGAAATCCTCGTCCTCGTCGGTTGTGAAATCGGACTCAGCACTGACTCTGCCGCCGAGCGGTTCGCCGTCGCGCACCTTCTGCAGGTTGTTAAGGCCACAGGCGATGCCCTTGTTACCGTTGCTGTTGAAGGCGTAAAAGCTGATGCTGGCTCTGCCATATACGCCGCTGTACACCTCGGAACGGGTAAGAACGGGATTGCGGTCTGCATCCACGATGCCGGGAGCAGTAGCGGAGTTGGCGTTGATGAAATAGGCGTTAGTGTAGGCGGGATCGTCAGGTCTTTCCGCATCTCCGTCCCTGAGAGGGATTTTGATAGCTGCCATTGGAGGCACAGACTTGCCGTTTCCTTTCAGTTTGGCTTCGCCCTCTTGGTAGGCGGCATCAATAGCGGCCTTAACCTTGGCGACAGTCTTGGTATCAGACTTAGGGATGATGAGGCTGACCGAGAACTTCGGAGTGCCGCCATTGATGCTCTTGGCCTCCCAGACATTTGCATAGCTCCAGCGAGTGTCGGGACCGGTGATAACCTTCATAGGGTTGTTGACTTTGTTTGTGTTGTTATTCATAATCGTTTTCCTCCATAAATTCATTTTTGGCTGTGTTCATCGCCGGACGTTTATCGCTCTCCGGCACGAGCGTCGGTTTGCCTTGCGGTTTCTCAATGTAGGCCACAAGGAGTTCGTCAAAGCGGGATTTGCCGAGCAGCTTCTGCATGGCGGTGACACCGAGAACCTTGCGTTCATATGGGTCAAAACCGGCAGTATTGACAGCCTCGGCAACCGCCGTCTCATTGGTGTATCTACGAATGGAGCGGCCTTCGACCAGCTTCCAGCTGGACCACTCCTTGCCGCTAATAGCCTGTTGCAGGGCATATTCCTTGATGTCGGAAGCCCATGCCACAAGGTCGTCCACGCGAGCGAGGATACTTTCGACTTCATCATCCTCCAAGAGAGGAGGCAACTTGAAGTCGTATCGGGCCAGTTTCATATTGGCTTCGGCTCTGGCGCGGCAGTCGTATTTGGCCTTGCAAAAGCCGCACCATTCGCCGCAGAGGAAGTTCCCATCTCCGGCAAAGGCGAGATCAGCCGTGGGCTTCAGGACCTCATCGGCCCAACGGTACAGGTCATCTTTGGAAATGCTGTAGGTGCTGACATTGTCCCTGCGCGGCTGGTAGATGGTCATTTCTACGGTGTTGATGTCGTAGATGTCGTCAAAGAGCTCCAGCGAACCGAGGGCGTAGCACATCATCTGCGGGTTTTCGTTGGCCTCAACCATGATTCCACGTCCATGCTTATAGTCGATGATCTTCAGCGTACCATCTGAGATGATGATGCAGTCGGCGGTACCGAAGCCGGATTCCACCCAGCGGGAGAAAGCCACGCGCTGCTCAATCAGGACTACCGGGTCAGCGCAGGTCTGCTTTGCGGCCTCTACCTGTTCAAGCACATAGGTGGCATAGCCAATGGCACAATCTTCCATATCCTCGTTGTACCAAGTAAGGTTATCTGTCGGGTCCTCCTCATCCATACCCAGCGCCCGGCGGAGCTTATACTCGCCGAGGCTGTGGGCATCTGTGCCTTCGGCTGCAAAGTTGCTGCCTTTATCTGCATAGCTTTCACTTAGCCGAGCAGACGGTGGGCAGTGTAGCCAGCGGTCAGAGGAGGATGCGGAGAGGATTGCGTGTCCTTTAGGTGGCATCAGTCAGTTCCTCCACATCTGCAAGCAGGGGCTTGTAGTTGGCCGGGTCAATACCCGACAGCCTACTGGCACCGTACTTCTGGAGCAGAGAGCGAATTTGGGCGGTATAGCCCGCACGGGACTTTTCTGCCAAGACTGCTCTGACCGCTTCCAGCGTAAGTACCGGTTCGATCGGAGTGGGCTTCGCTTCTTGCGCGGACTCATCGCCGCTGAACATCTCCGCGAGCCAATTGGCCGCTTCGTTAATAGTGGTAGCGCATTTGCGCAGGTTTTCGATGGTCATTGCCATATCGCTCATTTTGCTCATCTGATTTTCCTCCTTCCGTAGATTGGCGCTGCCCGGCGAGGATTGTAAGTTTTCTCGCCAGACTCTTGGACACCACGCTGATTGCTGTGAGGACATCAATAAGCTCCTCGTTCGCAGCGCAGGTCTGGGGTTTTACTTGGGTCTTATACATTCCGTTCACCTCCATTCAGAAAGCTGTGTTTTGTCGCTTTCCACTACCCACTGGAGGTGAGCAGGCCGTTTTGACGAAGGAATCTAAAAGTTTTTTGAAAAATTTCTCCGGCCGGTTTTGAAGCCGACCGGAGGCATGGAATTAGAACAAATCGCTGTATTCATCTTTCAAAAATTCGGCGGCTTTTTTGAGGCGGGAAAGAAAGGTGGTGCGGGAAACTCCGATGATTTTTGCTATCTCGGTGTCGGTAAGTCCTGCGAGACGAAGCTCACCGATGCGGCGGGCTTCAGGCATAATTTCGTCGAGACGATTAAACAGTTGCTCCAGCACGGCTTTGTCGGTGACAATTTCCTCAATGCTGACAGATTCATCTTCCAGCTTGTCTAGCATGGAGAACGCCTCGCCTTTTTCGTTCTCGTAGGTATAGTCGAGGGAGGGGGTGTCGCCAGCGGCACGATACTGACAGGCAAGGCAATCGCCGTCGCACAGCCACAGTTTGCTTTTGGGACACATACATTGGCCGTGCTCCTGAGCGCGTTTGCGGGTGGCCCATAAGTCGCGGTAGTAGCCGTAGTACTGCTCCTTGGTGACCTCCACCCATTTCTTCAGGCGAGGCAGGTAGACTTTGTAGTCTCTGGCTTGTCCTTGATTGGCTTGGTTTTTCATTTGATTTCCTCCGTTTGTCGTTGTCTCGAAACGGAGGAATCTGCGAAGCTGATTGGAAAGCAGGCATAAAAGCCCGACCGCAGTCCTGGCAGATTACTCCGTTTCGGATTGCAGCTTCCTGTTCAGTAGTCAGCTGTTCATTATTCGGTTGTTCGTCACGTTGCACTGAGCCATCCGTGATCAGCGGATGTACTACGAGGCGATTTTGCACTCACAGGCTCTCGCAAAACATTGAATGTGAGAAACTATTTTGTTTCGCGTTCGCAAAACTATATTGATTATTGCGAAATTCCGTGGTACACTATGTAAAAGTGGCTCGTGGTGTTTTTATCAGTGCCAATTGCGAGCCCTTCTTACATAAAACAATTATAGTTAGATTTTAATTTTGACAGCATTACGCACTGTCACAGTCGGATACAGTTGGGTACAAAAAGTGAGGAGGATACGTAGATGACATTCGAGAAATTTGCAAATTTGCTTTTTCCGATTATCGGTGGTGGCATGACTACCGGTAAATTTGCGCTTGAATTATTCTGCGAAATTATCGAATACCCTGAAGAATTAGAAGACGATAATCCTTTTGGCGAGCAATTAGTTTCAACTTTTAAGAGCTACTTCAATGGAACCCGAAAAATCAGGTCGCTGGCGAAAAAAGTAAATCAGTACATTGAAACGACAAAGTTCGAAACATATATTGATTCTTTTGAAGAAGGAGCGTTGTTCAATATCTGCGGTAACTTTCAGGATTACTGCCCCGAAATAACGACATTCAATGTTGCTAAGAAAATAGCAGAGCTCTTTCAGTCAATATTGCTTGAGGCTGTTAATGATAAAAAGAAATCCATCACCAGAATTAATACTGGTGATGGACTAAAAGGATCTTTTGGCGTTAGTCTTGTTATTGAAACAAATTGTATTTGCCCCAATGACTGGTGTAATCAGTCATTGCAGTCCGACATAAATGGCCAGGCCGAATTGTGTTATGAGGTCTTAAGAATCGATGAGTCGCAGCCTGTGACTTTTGATAACTTAATAGCTCTGTGCCCATCCTGTTACGCAAAGCTGACACAAAATAAGCTACCTGAAGCAAAAGCAAGGCTTAAATCACTAAAAAAGCGGTTAATGCAGGATGCGGTGGAATCCTTAATACTATCTTCTGAACAAATCGAGCATGGTGTTGAAAGAGTACTTGAGAAAATCTTAATTGCTCCTGATGAAGAACTGGTTCCATTGAACTATAACCCGGTTAGAGTGAGGCAAAAAATCAGGGCCGATTACAATCCACTGTTTATCAAAGTGAAAAGTTATGTAACCGCTTACTATAGTAAAGTTGACCAATGGCTTAAGCAGATGGATCAGGAAGGAAAACAACATTTTCGACCATTCTGTAACAGCGTGAAAATAAACTATCTGAAGTTGAGCAATGAAAACTTATCTCAACCAACGATATTTAAAAAACTGGTTGACTGGATACAAAGCAGTACAAACGAGGACAGAATGGCATGTGAAATAGTCGTTTCGTATTTTGTCCAGAAGTGCGAGGTGTATGATGTTATTGCCGAATAAGTTGTTTTCATACAACGAAAGCATCATATCAAAATTTCCAAGCATTCTACAGATATTAAAAAAAGCTCCATGCAGTGTTTCGGAACTATATAAAAGAGTTCAAGGGAACGTTACCGGAGTAAATGAATATATGGAAATTTTAGATTGCCTATACGCCCTTAATAAAATAGATTATGACGAAGAAACGGAGGTGTTGAGATATGTTGAGCGAAATCATGAGTGATGAGTTTGTATCGAATGGTAGCAAACGCGGCCGTATCATATTTCACAGCGGTCTGAATACAGTACGTGGCGGAAAGCAATCCGACAATTCTATTGGAAAGTCGACATTTTTACTTGCTGTCGACTTTTGTTTCGGCGGCGATACCTACTACACAGGAACCGACGTAAAAGCTCGATTCGCCGATGTACGGCATACCGTAAGTTTTGCTTTTGTTTTTGGCGGGAAGAAAGAATACTATTCCCGTAGCATTGTTACGCCAACTGAAGTGAATAAATGCAATGAAAACTACAGTGTAATAGAGACAATCAAATTAGCAGATTTTCGTCAGCATTTATTTGAAATGTATAAGATTGATCTCCCATCGATCACATTTAGAGATATTGTAGGACGATACATGCGAATCTACGGCAAGGACAATTATTCAGAGAAACTTCCGCTGCATGCAGATTCAAAAGAAAGCGCCTCCGCTGCAATTACAGCTTTAGAAAAACTTTTTAATTATTACACTCAGATTGAGCAGTATAAAAGCGAGAGCAAGAAAAAGGAGGACAAAAAGGACGCCTTTAACGACGCCAAAAAAGAAGATGTCCTTCAGGTATATGTCCCTACTGCCCGGCAAGCCATGGATAACGAAAGAGAGATTGAAAGATTAGAGGAAGAGCTTCAGGCGTTAACAGACACCCTTGATGTCAATATGACCGAGGAAGATATGGATAACGCAGATACTGTACTGGCTATAAAGAGCCGGATTACACTATTTAAACGAAATAGGAGTAAGTTGATTTCTCAGCAAAACACCATAAAAATCAACAACAGTGGTTTTACAATTACTGACAGTGATTACCGCGAGCTTTCTGAGCTCTTCCCTGAAATCGACATTCAGAGACTTGATTCTGTTGAAAGGTTTCACCAACAAATACACAGCATTTTGGAAAACGAAATGGAGGAGGAAATTGGTAGACTCCAATCTTTGTTAGATGTATTAAATGCTGAAATCGAGGATTTGCAAGCGCAACAGCGTGAATTTGGGATTCCGGTTACTATCCCGCAGAAATTTTTGCAGAAGTTCACCGATTTGACACGTAGGATAGCCGTACTGAAATCGCAGAATAAGGCTTGCGAAACCTCACAAACATTGGTGGCCGATGTCAAGGCAGCGAAAAAAGCTCTGTCAGGTGTTGAAATGGAGGTACTGAACCTTATTGCCTCGACAATCAACGAGCAAATGGTTAGATTTAATGATTATATCTACAACGGCACCAGAATGGCTCCGGTCATTCAGTTTGAAAGCAGCGCAAAGTATAGCTTTTATACTCCGGACGATGGCGGTATGGGAACAGGGTTTAAGAGTATGATAGTTTTTGACTTGAGCGTTTTGAAGATAACACCGTTACCAGCAATCATTCATGATTCGCTAATGTTCAATCACATAGGCTATGAGCCGTTGGAAAGAATCATGGAGTTATATCTTCAGAGTGGAAAGCAAATATTCATTGCGTATGATAAGCAGGATGCACCGACAAAACGCATTCAGGAAATATTGGATAGCACTACGATAATCCGCCTTAGCGAGGGTGGTAATGAGCTTTACGGTTATTCGTGGGCTAAGAAAACCAATAAGGTCAATGTAACTGAGCAGTAAAAAGCAATGGAGGTATAGTATGCGATTCAGCTACAACAAACTGTGGAAATTATTAATTGACAAAGGAATAAACAAGAAAACCCTGCGTGAGATGAGTGGCATTAGCGCCACATCCGTTGCCAAGCTCGGTAACGGCGGAAATGTAAATACGGAAATACTGCTCAAAATTTGTACCGCATTAAACTGCAAGATAGGCGATATCATGGAAATTGTGTCTGACGGAAACGCAGAGCATAATCCGGCTGAAACATAAGTCCGTTTTTTAGTACACATGAGAGCGTAAAATCGAAGGTGATAATGTGCGACAGCCAAAATGGGATCAGTACGAAGCAGCCCTTCTTATTGAAGCGTACTGGAAGACAAAAGAAAACAAATTGTCGAGAAGGGCTGTCTTCACCACACTGTCTGAAGCGCTGCGCTTACGGGCGTCCAGTCGAGGCGTAGTTATTGACGAAACATATCGCAACGAAAATGGGATCAACATGCGGCTGGGTGAACTTGATTATCTATTTTCTGACGATGGTATCGGTCTGAAAAACACATCTGACCTTTTCAGGCAGATGGTGCAACTGTACAAAAATGATTACAAAGGTTACGAAAAAATATTGATGGAGGCAAAAGGCGTGAGTGATATTCAAGAAAAAACTCGTCAGCAGTTTTGTGCGTGGCTGGCAGTCAAAGCGCCAAAAGTCCAGCCTGATTTCCTATGCCGATTTTTGCCTGTTGCAGAAGAGTTTTGTCTGAAAATCAAAGTCCTTTCTGCCCCGTTGTTTGAAACAACAGATGAAAGCACCATCAAGCGCTTTGCCAAAACGGTGAGCCAAAACAAAATATTCAGGATAAAAAACAAGAAGCAGATTAACAATATCATCTCTGCGGCTAACTGGTATTACGCATTTGTGATGGATTTGCCCAATATTACCCCTGCAGAAGAAACCACTGAAGTAATCCCAGTAGCATCCGCAACTCCCACAGAAACAAACAATAACATGATAATCGATTTCAGGAATATGCCATCTCTCGCATACACAAGACCCGTAGTGTTCACATATCGCGGGGTTCGTGAGGAATCAGTTTCAAATTGGACTGAGTTGTATGTTAAGCTGTTCAAAAGCATTTATACGGATTATACAGCCATCATTCCGATTGGACAGTCATTTTACAAAAGCGGCAGGCTGGATTTTGGTGCTGCCGATGGGATGACTGCGCCGAAACAAATCATTGATGATTATTATATCGAAACCAATATCAGCGCCACCGACATAGTGAAGAAGATTACAGCATTACTTGATATTTGTGGCATTTCTTCAGAAAATGTTGTAATTGAATATCAAGAAAAGAAGCCTTCCGATAGGGTTCATGATAAGATGCAGCCAAAGGAAGAAACGCATATTGCGTCTGGCAACAATTCTGATATTACATTTTCGGAGTGGCTGAAAAACATTGAAAAAATGGCAGATGGTACGTGCCGCAGCTATGTTTCCGCGCTAAACAAGGCAGAATCACATGCAAGAGAACACAATCTTCCCAGCAGAAATATTTCTGGCGTTGACAGCAAAGAAGCGCTGTCGACCGTCTCTTGTTTAATGGCAGATGAAGGGTTCAGGCAGATTAATCAAGACCAGCATAATCGCTTTTCCGCTGCGTTTCAGAAACTGGTAAAATACTTTAGCTATCTTTATCCAGATGGAATTGACGCAGTGGATTTTCCTGCAATTAGTACCCCTGAGAAAGCAAAGGCAGAGCCAAGAACTGAGACTGCATCCACAGGGCTTACCAATGAACTGTCTGCTTTCCTGAAAGCCAGTAGTGACGGAATATCAGAGAAAGATGTTTTTGCGCACTTTTCAAATTACAGTACACCGCAGGTCAATCATGCATTGACGGCATGTCATGCAGTAAAGGCGCTTAAAAAATATTATCACAAGGATAATATAAGCAATTATGACGAAATGGCGGGAATTCTTCTTGATGTCCTGACAAAGCAATTTGCCGCTAATGGCGATTACACATCCGCACAGCAGCTATATAATGATGCGCATTTTCGGCTGGATGATTTCTTCTTCTACAACAATGCGTTTGAGTCGCGCCCGGAGGTATTTGACCTCGCGGTGCATCTTTTTACTCAGGAGAATTATAAAGGTAATTCTTTCTTGTTCCTGAATGGTATGCATATCTGGAGGAACGAGCCAAACTATCCGAAAGACTTTCACGGCCTGTTAATCAAGTATGGTCGAGAGCATCAGAATATTTTTACCCGCGAACAGGCACTTACCTTTTTTGAGTCAATCGGCTCTGCAACACCAGACCAGTCATTCTCAAATATTCTGTTCACCTCAGGCAGTAAATCCTTCCTTCAGTATGCGGAAAACTGCTTTGCCCTGAAGGAAGCACTTTATGTGAACGATAATTTCCTGAGCGCTCTCAGGGTTCAAATAGAGAACCTGCTTGAAGGCGAAGCCTATATCGCTTTCGGCGAAATTGCAGACTATTTCTACACGACGCTTCCGGCTGTACCGACCAATATTCAATGGTCGCCTCTTTTTCTGGAAGACATGTTACGGCTTTTTGATATTGGATACATTACCGTCGAAGCAGGTAATGACAACGACAAAAAGACCATTCCGGCAGCTATTCTGAAGAAGAATTCTCCATTCAGAACATTTTCGGATTTGGTCTGGAATGAAGTATCAAAGTCATTTTCGCTTCCAAAAGAACTAACCGCTTCAGAATTCAGAGAGTTTTTGCTCGACAAAGGATTAATTCACGGCTCAGAAAAGATGTGGAATGTACATAAGACTGTTGCCGGCGATTTGCGCTTTTACTGGACGGAGAAAAACAGTAAGGTGACTATAAACTAACAAAGGATGGCAGATTTATGTATGGATATAGATGGGTGGACGGAGAAAACGGCATTTTCAAGCTCGATGTTTCCGTAACCGTTCAAAAAGAAATAAGACCTGTTTTCAAGGAAGAACTGGACTTCTTCGAAATGTATAAGGTCTGGGAATATCCCGATACCAAAGCGCCGCTACTGTGGGCAGAGGGTATTCGGAAATATGTGTTAAACGGCGAGGTGATTGCGGAAGCCAAGGGCGGCAGCTTTTATGAAAAGCCGAAAATCGTAATTAAGAACACCGAAATTAAAAAGTTGGAGCCGATTGATGTTGATAAGCTTATAAAAACAAATGCTTCCATCATGGAGGGGCTTGTACAAAGAACTGTTCAATTTATTCGAGCAACATACGATGAATATGCTACAAAGGGCTATAAGTTTGTTGCTGCATATAGCGGTGGCAAAGATTCCATTGTTATTCTTGATATCGTTCAAAGAGCCTTGGTACCAGACCAATTCCTTGTGGTCTTTGGAGATACGGGGATGGAACTTCGCGATACATACCAAGCGGTCGAAAAAGCAAAAAAACATTATCCGAATCTAAATTTTCAAACCGCAAAATCGGAGTTTGACGCGAAGGAATCGTGGAGCGAATTCGGTCCTCCGGGGAGAAGACTTCGCTGGTGCTGCGGTGTACACAAATCAGTGCCGACACTTGTACTTTTGCAAAAAATATCCGAAGGCGAAAATATCAAAGCCGTGGTTTTTGATGGCGTTCGTGCCGAAGAAAGTGAGCAGCGTTCAACCTATACAGAATTGTCCGAAGGAAAGAAACATATTAATCAGATTAATTGCAGCCCCATTTTGAAATGGAGTACATCTGAGATATATTTGTATATCTTGGAGCGTGATATTCTGTTCAATAATGCATACAGATTAGGCCTATTCCGAGTCGGTTGTGCTGTGTGTCCAATGTCATCAGCTTGGTGGGATGGAATTGCAAATATCGCATATAAAGATGATTTGGCACCATTCTTGGCACGAGTTGAAGAATATGCTGCCGATAACAAGCCTGAAAAAGAAGTAAAAAAGTACGTTGCCCAAGGTGGTTGGAAAGGTCGGTTCGGAGGACGCGGATTAAAAAATGGAGGTAACCGCGTACACGAGATAATTCAAGATGATACCTTGCAATTTGTCTTTAGTGAAATTAGACAGCCTTGGATAGAGGTCGGAAGAATAATAGGTCCAATTGTCGAACGTAATCAAAACTCCGGGAAACAGATTATTAAGGATAAAACCTACAATTTTGAAGTAGGTGAAGATAATTCAACGGTAACATATTCCGGCTTCAGCAGTATGGACAGATTCACCATAAGTTGGTTACGTGGTTTAGCAAATAAGGCCGCCTATTGTATTGGCTGCAATAGTTGTTCTGTGGAATGTCCGACAGGGGCGTTTACCATAGATGAAAATCGAAAAATCTCAATAATAAGCGAAAAATGTGTTCATTGTGGAAAATGTATCACGGAAGTTGCAAAAGGATGCAAAGTAGCACGTTCATTGTCCACAACACAAGGAGGTAGCAACATGGACCTTAAGGGTATGAATAGGTATCAACACTTTGGATTAAGGGGAGCTTGGCTTGAACATTTCTTCGAGCAAGGTAACGATTGCTGGAGTTCGAAGGAATACGGCAATCGCCAATATGATGCGCTTAAGGTCTATCTAAAAGAGAGCGAAGTAATCGAAGTTGGCACATCAAATGGAAAGAATGGTCAAATTACCGCTCTTGGTGAAAAATTGATAGAAATAGGCCCATTTCACCCATTTACATGGGCTGTGATATGGACTAATTTAGCTTATAATTCCACGCTGGTAAAATGGTATCTGCTTAATGTGCCAAATGATGAAACCTACACAAAGGCGGAGCTTGTGGAAATGATTGATGATATTTATTCCGCTTCTACACGGAATAATGCCATTACTTCATTGGCCGAAACCTTTGTTAATAGCCCTATAGGTTCGACATTAGAAATGGGCGTACCGATTCCGAGTGGCAACTCATATCGCTTCACAAAAAAAGGCTGGTCTACGCCTGATGGCACTGCCATCCTCTATGCGATGTATCGATACGCGGAGAAGCTTGGCGGACACTTTAACATTACGCTGAAGGAGCTAAAGAACATCCGCGACAACCGCCCGGAGAATTTCGTCGGTATGGACCCTGTCACGATTTTTGCTTTGGACGAGGACGCGTTCAAGGAGATGGTACGTCAGCTTGCAAATGACTATCCCGATTTCATCAAAATCGCATTTGTTGCTGACCTCGATAATATAACACTGAATAGCGAGAAGAACTCACTGGATGTCGTTAATATCGTACTGGGGGGTAATTGAAATGGCAAACAAATATGATTCCTTCATAGAATTGACGCCCGGATATGAGTCTGTGGTAGATATCAGCTCCGATAGCAGAAATGCGGATTTCTGGAGTCGCTATATTGTTAATGACGACATGGTGACCGCAGTAAAACTGCTTGCCAGCTCCCTGCGCCCCGATGACCCCAACGAAGATGTGTGGCATTACTGGATTAAGGGCTCTTATGGTACAGGTAAGACCTACTCTGCTATTGTCATTAAGCACTTTCTGCAGGATGACTACGGCATCGTGGAAAACTTTTTGAATAAGAATAAGCTGTTCCTCGATGTGAAGGACAAGTTTCTCGCCGCCCGGAAAAAAGCTCGCTATTATGTGAAGTTCCGCAGCGGTGAAAGCAAGCAGCTTAATACCTCCAACAAATTCCTTTTTCAGATCGAACAGTCAGTTCGGGATATTCTGAAAGAGAATGGTTTCTCTTATACAGGTCGAAATTCTCTGGTCGACTCGGTTCGTAGCACTGTTAAGGACTTTCGACCGAAGCTGGTACAGGATTTTGAAAACGGCGAGTATCCTGAACATTGGAGCACATATGATACGTTTGACAGTTTCTATGACGCTGTCCAAGATGGTGATATTACGGCTTGTTCCAGCGCCCAGGAAATCCTGCAGTCGATGAACATCGGTCTGGCAACCGACCTCGAAACATTCAAAGCGTGGCTAAAAGATGTCTACTCAGGTAATGAGGAATTATCGAAATCAGGGATATTTATTATCTGGGATGAGTTTACCGAGTATATTCGGAATAATGACCTCGACATAATACAGCAATTATCTATCTTCTCCAAAGAGCTGCCGTTCTTTATTATTTATGTTATGCACGAGTATCCCGGCCTGTTTTCCGAGAGTGTGAATGGCTCTCTCGGAAAAGCCGATGCCCGCTTCCATAAGATTGATGTGTCCTTAAGCAAAAAAACGACTTTCAAACTTATCGGTGAGAGCATCATCACCAAAGACGGGATGAAGGGCAACTGGGAGGATATTTGCGAAGACCTCTATTCATCTATTAGCGGTAGTGTGCATTCATACATGGGTGACCCTGACTCTGACATGGATGCTAACACGCTTAAGAAAATATTCCCCATCCACCCGATGACGGTTAATCTTGTTTCTATGGTCGCTGGACTTGCCGCGTCCAACAGAAGTATTTTTGAATTCTTAAAGAGTAGCGGTGAGGACGGTTTCCGTGCTTATATTCATAACAATGGACAGTATGACTGGAAATGGGTAACCCCTGACTACTTGTGGGATTACTTCTTCGTAAACAATCTTGGCGGTAAAAAAGACCTGACTAAAACCGCCGAGGATGCTCTCAAGCACTACAGCAAGGTTAAAAATCTCATCAGCGACGACCGTGCGCTTCGCGTTTTTAAAGCTGCAATGCTATTGCTTGCCACCATTGGTACAGGGCATAGCTTGAAGAAAACCAGAGGCAGCAAGGGAATCCAAGTAACTGAGAAAACCCTCTGCGACTGTTTTTCCGGCATAATGGACAAGGATTCAGTGAAAAGCTACCTGCATTCGCTCAGCTCCGATCCTCTGAATGTTCTTGTTTTGGCACCCGACCTCCATGAGGGTTCGAGAATCGAGCTTCCGTATTCCAGCACCGGTGGAGAGCTTGATGCAGAAATTGAAAAAGTCAAAAAGGACAATTCACCCGCAAAACTGCTCGGTACGGACTCTTGTTTCGGCTCAATTCTAAAAAAGCAATTCGTACCGGATGAAAAAGCTGTTGTCAAGCGCCTGATTATTGATACCTGTTGGGGAACAACGCAGCAACTCAACTTCAAATTCGGGGAGTTGAAAAAAGCCGTAGAAAAAACGCACCATAAGTTCGGCTTACTGATTGTGGCAGTACCATCTGTCGAAGAAAGCGATAAGATTAAAACGACCATTTCTGGATTAATTGCGGACGATGAAACACATCGTGTTCTTGTTACCGTGATGAGATATCCTTTGCCAGAGGAAATATTCCAGAGCTGGTATGAGCTGGTTGCCAACGGTTCCCTCGCACAAAGAGCCGGAAATACCGTAAATGCGAACTCCTATCAGACTCAGGCTGTTGACCTTGTCGGCAACTGGGTCAGCACTGCTATTGGCAAAGATATGGACCTTCTATATGGAGATACGCCTGCGCACGTTTATACAAACAAAAATGTTATCTCGAATTATGAAAAGATTGTTTTCAGGTTTTTCCCTGCGGCACCTGAAAATATCATTCGTAAAATTACGCTTTATAAGTCACCGGCTATGGCACCGGCTTACTATGGTGTGTCTAAGACCACCCTTGAAACCAAGAGCGCAGCAAATGACAAGCAAAAGAATTTCAATCAGCAGTGGCAGGACTGCGTTGATGTTCTCCGCGATAATGATGAAAACGTCTGGGATTGTGGAACCATTGAAGATATCATGGCTATGACCGAAACGAAGGTCGGTCGCAGCATGGCTTCGTTGTGTACATATCTCAATAAGGCATTAACTTCCGGCACATTGCTGCTCACCGACCTGTGGGACGATATGCAGCAGAAACTCGGTTACTACGATACCAGTGTGTGTTGCTACCTTCTCGGTTTTGCATTCCATTTCTATGTTGGAAAATTTACATGGTATGACGGCAACAATGCGCACAAGCTGGATGAAGATACGATTCCGACGATGGTCGTCAGCATGCTCTCCGGCAAATCCGCTGGCATGAAACTCTCCAGCGAAAGCGATATTGAGAAACGCTTCAAAGACATCACACGGAGAATTTTCGCACTTACCCCAGAAGAAATTGGTGACGTTTACGATTGCCGCAAAAATGTAAAAATCCACATTACAAAGAACGGCTATCCATTCTGGGCTTTAAAATATCTTGAGGATATGGATTACGCGGGTATAAAAACAGAAATCTGCGAAATCGTGGATAAGTACGTTGAATACATTCTGGAGATTGGCAGCCAAACAGCCGTCATGGAAGACATAGTCAGCCTTGTAAAAGTTAGCGCAAAAGCGTACGTGCCTCTATTTACGGGTCTGTTTAAAGGTAGGTCAAAACTCGCCAATGGCATGAAAAATTTTGTTTTTAAAACCGCTCCAGATGCAGAGAATGCCTGTAAAAAATATAATTTCTCGATAGACACGCTGTTCAACATGCTCAGCAAAGCTCTTGAAGAAGAAAAGTGGCAATGGCGCGAAAGTGAGGTTGCTGAAGCAACAGCAAAACTGACTATCGACCTTACGCTCGTAGGTGTAGTGAATTCTGCCCTTAATGGAACGGCAGAATCCGTAGAAAAAATCAAAGAAACCCTGTCGAATTATCTGGACTATATTCGTGTCCCGGGCTGCGTGTATGCCGGTCTTCCTGATAACTGGGCAAAGACTGTTGCTACTTTACATAATATCGCAAGTGGCAAGTGGATTGGATATTCGAGCGAAGAAAAGGCCGCAATCATCAGCGAATTGGAGCTGTACACAAAGGATGCCATTGAAAATATCTCACATCCAATGAATGTTTTGAAAGCGTATATCGCAAAAAATGGGATGGGCACATTTTCAGACGCAGAATGCAGCGATATCCTTAAAGCGTTGCAGAAAGAGCCATACTCCCAAACAGAACACAGTTTCAAGACCGCAATCCTCAATAAAATCAACGATTTAGCATACACAAAGCAGGCGAATTCTCTGCTTGCCATTTGGCTGGCAAAGACAGACACAGCAGGCGTTGCAGAATGGGCGCAAACATACATGATGCCCGTTGCTTGGGTAATGCCCAATTGCACATTTATTTTCTCTGTGGTTTCTGCGCTCAGTCGCAACGAGCGAATTGATTCCATTCGATTGGAAAATGCTTTGAGTTCTATCACAGAAACAGATTTTGCCGTTTTGAAGGATAAAAATGAAATCGACAGATGTTTCATCGTAAATGTTGCATCGGAGAAATACTATAATCTCCTTTTACCGCATATTGATGAGCTCAAAATAAAGATTCAGGACAGCGGATACAGGGATTATTCATCGTGGAATAACTCTGTTGTTGCCATTAGAAAAATCACCGAGCAATTCATCACGATAGGGCTTAGAGACGAAGTGAGTGGTAATGCCAAGAAAAAGGCAGCAAAAATGACAGAAGAACAGTTGAGAGCTAAACTGATTAAGCTACTTGATTCGAGTGCAGAAGCTTGTCTGTTCCTTCTTGATGAGGACTAATAGCGGAAGGAGGCATATCCGTGTTAATAAAACAGATTTCATTACCAGAACTGATGACTGGAATAGCGACCGATAACGCAGAAAGTCGGCTTGTTGCGCGTGTGTTCTTCGTGAATAACTTGAAGACATACTATACACTGATAGCTGCCTTGTCTGACAAGGCGGACATTGTTGTTCGTCTTTCTGATGATATGTTCTGCAAAGGCGAAGATACCGTACCTGACTTAAAAGCACTCATCGATTACTTGGATCAGCATAAGGACAACAATATACTTCTCCCACACCTTGGAGAATACTTGCGTGTCGGTGAAGTCACCGAGCGGAACTCTGCATGCCTGTACTCCATTCTGAACCGGCATGTGCATTCAAAGAAAAGAGTCTGGATACCCATTTTTGCCGCCAAGGGATTATTCCAATTAATTGTGGGAACATTGGATGAGGAACGGTTTGGAAACGCTCTTTTTGAAATTGATGAGGCACCCTCGGACTTTTCCGCACTGGCATACTCAAAAGCGTTCGCAAGCCAACCCGGAATTGTCAATGCGAACGGGCTGAAATCGTGGTTGCAGCTATGGGATGACAAAAAAATAAAGTCGGGCATGTCATTTGCGACCCGACAAATAAAGCAGTTGTCGCAGTCCAGCGGTGATTATGCTCTTTCTATTGTTACCGACCCATTTTCATATATTTGCAGTTCTCTCAAGGAGAACAACGCAAAGTTAATAAAAGAGTTGGGCACTGATGAACAGTGGACATCTCTTGTTCCGTGTGTTCCAACTGCTAATGGAACGCTTGAAAGCCTTGTAACGAGAGCACTTAACCGTGTAACATTCGATCCATATCAAATTCTCAGCAATTGGAACACATTCGATTCAAGCAAAAAATGGCTTTTTTACCTGTGGTATACGCTTGGGCTTAATCAAAAGAGTGATTATATTTCGTTTGCTTTATCCAAGGCAAGCACTGCTGACACAGTCCCCCTCTCTCTTGAGTGCGCTATCCTAAGTTGCACTGATAATACAAATTTTGATGAATGGCTTGAGCAGAGAAAAGACGCCCTTAACTCCCTCGACATCGATGAATTGAGCCAAGAATTCTGGGCGAGATATGATTGTTTATCAGATGCCAGAATTAAAATAAAAATTCTTACAGGGAAAACGCATGATGAACGGACAAAAATAATCGAGTTGCTGTCACAGTCATTATCAGAAGGAAAGCAACCCAGCGATTTTAAGACAATCCTTAAAGAAAAATATCCAGACCTTGTGCTCTATTTATCCGAGCCGGAACATCTGGAGACAGAACTGTCCGAATATATTTCTCAGTATAAGATTAACAAGGTTGCAGACCGCTTCAGCCTTTCGTTTTCAAACATGGCAGGCGAAATTAACCCCTATGATTACAAAACAAGGGGTCAAATCCTGTTTTCACTAAAAGGGTCAGGTGATGCGTACTTCCTGTGGATAGATGGCATGGGAATTGAGTGGATAGACATGTTACTTGCCAAGGTAAAGCGGCAAAATTCAGCGTTGGTGAATCCATTTGTCGATATCGGAACGGCCGTGCTACCAACAGTAACGCCTGTTAATATGGAAAAAGCCGACCCTGCCACTATTTCGGAAAAGAAGTTTGATGCCTTGGATTCACTGAGTCACATCAAGGATAAAAGCGATTGCAATTATGATTCAATAATAGCGAAACAGTTTGAAATGATGGACAAGATTGCTGATATTATCTGCCAAGCAGCTGCAAAACATCCCGACAAAGATATTGTTGTTACCGCAGACCACGGCATGAGCAGAATGGCAGCAAAAGGCTTTCATAAAACAGAGGGAATTAACTCGCCATCGTCGGCAACCGTATACAACCTCGGACGATATTGTGAAATGCCATCAGATAGCAAGATGCCATCGATAACAAATACCGTAAAAGAAGGAGCCGTCATAGCGTTTAAAACGCATAACCATTTTACGATTTCTGGTAATGCGCCCGGAGAATTACATGGAGGTGCTTCGCCAGAAGAAATTCTGGTTCCAATTATACACTTCAAGAAGCTTGGTCAGAAAAAAGTAAAAGCCAGTGTTAATTTTTCATATGATTTGGCGTCATCGGAAGTTCATCTTGATGGTAATGGCGACGCTGTTTTAACCATCACAGCCAAAGGCTCGGTAAAGAGCGTAACGGTAGAAATTAACGGTAATCAATTACAGGCTCATGCAACAGAGGGAGACAATTGGAACGTCCTTATTTCAGGACTTAGTCTCGACCAAAGCTACTCTGTTCGCATATATTTGAACAACATCTTCACAGCTGAGACGGAAACCATTCATGTGAAAAGAAAAGGGCTGGTTGTCGATGACGATTTATAGGAGCTATTATGAAACCACAAGCTAAAAAATGTCGAGACTGCGGCAGGCTGTTGACAAAGGACGAAGTTGCGCTCAATAAGAAATTGATCTCACCTGATGTTCAGAAGTTTCAATGTCTGGAATGTATGAGCGAGTCATTCAGCTGCGACGTTGCAGACTTGAAAATCAAAATTGATGAATTTAAAGAGCAAGGGTGTACATTATTTATCTGAAGGAGGTAGCAAAATGCTTGAAGAAAAAGTAAAACAGGTATTCTCGGATATGGTTGTTCTCAAAGAGCCTAAACGGTCTGAGTTCTTTTCTAATCTGAGTCTGCCTTCATATATGCGTGATTGGCTTGTAATGAAGTTCTCTGACAATCAGGGGAACATTGACTATGATGGAACGCTATCTTATATCAAAAAGTTCATTCCCGACCGAGATGCATATCAGGTGATTAAATACCGTCTTATGCAGGGCAGCACAGAAAAGCTGCTTGCCCGAGTGCGTCTGGAAGTGAACTTGAAAAAAAGCGTCGTTCAATTTGAACTCCCAGATTTCGGAGGTGCCCGTGGCGGCGCTTCCGGCATAGTCTCAGATGAAGTATTAGAGCAATATGCCGATGTGTTGCTGAAAGAAAGCGAGAACTGGGGAATCATTGAATTAGCCCTCGGAAGCACGCTTAGCCTTGATGACGACTTTAATAACGGCTCTCACGCTCCGACAAAATTCTATGATAAGCTGTTCGGGAAATCGTCTAAGCATAATGAGGAAGAGGACGACAAACCCAGTTACAAGCCCAACGAAATATACCTAAGCGGGTACAAACCGTTTTGCCCATACAGAGTTGACCTCAATTTTTATAAAGAAGCGAGGAAAAACTTTGATATTCACGAATGGATTGATGTAATCATTTCTGCTGTGGACTATAACCCAGCAGGATATGTCGACTCAGAAACGGGTGAAATTAGTGAGGAACCGAAGCTGTTCTTCCTAAGAAGGTTGTTACCTTTTGTAGAGAAAAGAATCAATCTCATCGAACTTGCACCTAAAGGAACGGGAAAGAGCTATATATACGAAAAAATCAGTAAACGCGGTTGGCTGATTAGTGGCGGCACGGTTTCCCGCGCAACGTTGATTTATGACAATGCGAAAAAAGTAGGCGGTCTTTTAACCAGATTCGATTATGTCGGATTTGATGAAGTACAGTCGATTACTTTTGATCAGCCGGGGCAAATCCAGCAGGCGCTGAAACACTATATGGAGTTTGGCGAGATAAAGGGCTTTGACGCACAGATGGCTACGGATGCTGGTGTAATCGTCCTTGGAAATATTGACGCCGGTAAATTTGACATCAATCAGAACATGGTTGAAAACATCAGCGAGGTCTTTGGCGAATCTGCCACTCTGGATAGATTTCACGGCTTTATCCCCGGATGGAAAATTCCCCGCTTAAATCAAGACTTGATTGCAAACGGATGGGCAATTAATACCGAATACTTTGCAGAGGTTCTCCACGCTATGCGCGACGAGCTTTCATATGCAGCGCTCGTCGATGCCTGTATCGATGTGCCTCCAAAGGCAGATACGCGTGATATGACGGCAATAAAAAGGCTTTGTACCGCCTTTGTTAAGCTATTATACCCGAATGCCCAACACAAAGAAGACATTGCGCCAGATGAGTTTATCAAATATTGCTTAAACCCTGCAAAGGAAATGCGAGCAATAATTAAAAGGCAACTGTGCATCGTTGATCCCAAGGAATTTGATGTTCCCGGGAAAAGCACAATACCAGATGTGCAGTATAAGGAATAATGAGTATGAAGCAGCTAATCTATGCCGATAATGCGGCAACGACACAATTGAATAAAGCCGCTTTTGATGCAATGATGCCGTGGCTACTTGATGAGTATGGCAATGCTTCACAGCCATACTCATTTGCAAGAAAGCCGAAGAAAGCCCTCTCTGACGCGAGAGAAGGTATTGCCGAAAGCATCAATGCTATGCCAGAGGAGATTTTCTTCACTTCCGGCGGAACAGAAAGCGATAACTGGGCCATAAAGGGCTCGGCTTTTGCTGACACTGACAAGAGAGCAATGATTACATCAGCATTTGAGCATCATGCGCTCCTACATTCCTGTGCAGCCGTAGAACGGCTTGGATATCCAGTAGCCTACCTTATGCCGACTGCGGATGGCATTATAACAGTCGAGGCACTCATTGGGATGATTTCGAATACGACACGTCTCGTGTCTGTTATGTATGCCAATAACGAGATTGGGACTATACAGCCGATTAAGGAACTCTGCGATGTGGCTCACTCTCATGGTGCGCTATTTCATACAGATGCGGTGCAAGCTGTCGGTCACGTCGAAATTGATGTTCAGAAGCTTGGTGTAGATATGCTTTCGGCATCGGCTCATAAATTCAATGGACCCAAAGGAATCGGCTTTTTGTACATACACAAGGGTACGAAAATCATGTCCTATGCCGATGGGGGTGCGCAGGAAAGCCAATATCGCGCGGGAACAGAAAACATTGCATCAATTGTAGGAATGGCGACCGCATTAAAAGATAACTGTGCCGCCATCAGCGACAACATAGTCCACACACGAGCATTGGAACACCAGTTGCTGAAGGTTCTTTGTGCGTCGAATATTCCGTTTGTTCGCAATGGCGGTGAAAAAACACTGCCTGGATTCGTAAGCCTTTCATTTGGCGGAGCGGATGGGGAAGCAATTCTTCACCGTATGGACTTAATGGGAATCTGCATATCTACCGGTTCGGCTTGTAATAGTGTAAACACGGATATTTCTCATGTTCTTCAAGCTATCAATCTCGATGAGAAACTTGCTAAGGGAACAATTCGCATTTCACTTGGAAAAAGCAATACATCGGATGATGTTGATTCCATTGCAGAAGCGCTGGTTAAAATAATTCGATAGAAGTTGGAGACTGGATATGAGTATTGAACATTTGAAGTTCGTGGCGGACAAAGACATCTTTCTGGAGTATATCAAAGAAAATGCGCAATACTTCATCCCGTTTTCTGCTCTGCTGCCGTATTGGTCATATGCAACAGCAGGTGATTTCGAAGGTGGATCAGCGAAAGTCATCGATGATTGTATCGTTGGCTTCTTGCTTACGGCGAGCGGACAAGGCGGGTTGGTATTTGTATGGGATACATTGGAAAGCAAAATTATACACGCATCCGATGGTGCCTATGCCATAGCAGCTACTATATATAAAAACATGGTTTATTGCCTCTGCTGTATAACGAACTATGTTACAAGAGCTCATTTTGCGCTATTTAGAAGTAAGATTGCGGCGGATACGATGGCAGAAAGCGAACCAATAGATTATGAGTGTGCTTGCAATATTAACGATTACAATGGTGATTTTGCCTCTATTAAACTGGAAGCCGAGGATGGGCATCTATCTGTTGTGCTCAATAGCACCGTATATCCGATAGTCCTAAAAGAAAGTAATTAATCCAGCACTCTACTGTGATAATCAAGATACTACGAACATCGAAAGGAAGAGTCACATGGAATGGTCCGATTACTTCTATGCCATGTGAACTTTTTAATTTTACCGTACATTTTAATTATTGCCTTTCAGCTACCAAAGGAGGGTAAGTTGCCCTTCAACCACGGCGGCAAATCACACAACTGCATAAAGAAAAACAGGACTTCCGAAGTCAGCAATTGACCACGGAAGCCTTTATTTTAAGCCTTTTTCAGCCTTTTATGACTGGAGAGGGCTTTTTTCTTTGTATCAAAGTTTGGAACTTCATAGAGCCAGCTTGAAATAGGGGTGCATCTTTTAATTATTCCTGAACCTTTTAACGAAAGGTAGCGTCCGTGTGCATTTGGTATCAAAATTGGTCTTTACTTTCATATTAACTACCATCTATTGATAGAAGAAATTCTGTCGATAGGTGGTTTTTAATTTGCTCAAAAGCCCAGTATTTAAGCCATTCCAGCGGTTTCGCGGAATGGCTTTTATCATTTATAAGTGGTTTCTCTGGAGTCATTTGGGGAAAGACAGGACTTGAACCCTATCTGTTTTTGCCGCCATCAACGGCTAAGCCGTTAAAAGATTGGGAGGGTGTGCAATGGGGTGTGCAATTTCATTTGTCACAAGCCCGGGGGCGGCGCCCATTGCTATCTTTTTTTTAAAAATGATTGACTTTGCTTAGCTGGTCTGGTTAGCATTTTGCGTTTTAGTTGAAATTCATTATCAGAACAATCGCCATTGACAAGCCAGCTACTATGTGTTACTATATAGCGGTAGTAAGTGATACAGAATATCAGCCATACAGAATAGCAAGGGGTGATTGTGCTGGAAAACCTAACGGAAATGCTCAAAGGCGTGCTTGAGGGCTGCGTCCTTGAAATTATAAGCCGCAAAGAAACCTACGGCTACGAAATCACGCGGCGGCTGAACGCCCTCGGCTTCACAGATGTTGTGGAGGGAACGGTGTACACCATCCTGATCCGGCTTGAAAAAAGCAAGTTAGTAGAGATCACCAAAAAGCCCTCCGACATGGGGCCGCCACGAAAGTTTTTCGCGCTCAACGACGCGGGGCGTGAGGAACTGCGGAGGTCCTGGGAAAAATGGGAATTTGTCGCGTTGAAAATCACCCAATTAAAGGAGGAGCGGTAAAATGCTTGACGCTATCAAAAAATTCATAAAATTGATAATAGGCGACACGGAAGGCAACATGGAAATAAGACGGAACTATAAGCAATTTATGAAGCGGGTTGACGCCCTGCCGAAAGATTATCGGTTTGTGCTTCGCAAAATTAAACATTATATGCTTATTAATGGCGTTGGTCCTGACGGTGACCTGACGATATTTACGGACTTAGTGGATTTGTTTGAAACAAGCTGCGGATGGCAAGCAGGTTCTTGACGTCATAGGCAGCGACGTCGGCGGGTTTTGTGATGAGTTTCTGCGTGCGTCGGTTACCTATACTGAAAATACTGAAAAGCTGCGGGAAAAACTAAACAAAGAGGTTATGGAAAAATTTAATAAGGAGGGGCAATAACGATGCTGGAGCTTATCAAAAAAATG